TAGCAGTGTCTCGGTCTGTCACGTGTGACTTTACCGGTTCAAACCCGCTAGGCAGAGCAAGCCTTGTAGCTGCATGGGGTCCGCCGAGCGGCGGGATTTTCTTCCGACGACCGCGTCACAACAGATCCGGGAGCAGGACGTAATGCGTGCAATCAAACAAAACACTGCATCCCGACACCTGCAGTTCTTGATGGTCGATAGCACCGACCACATCACCGGCAAGACGGGGCTGACCCCAACGGTGTTGCTGAGCAAGAACGGCGCGACGTTTACATCGCCATCGGGTTCTGTGACCGAGGTGGGTCGCGGATGGTATCGGGTAGCCGGCAATGCGACCGACTCCAACACACTGGGCTCCCTCGTACTGTCCGCTACGGGGACCGATGCGGACCCATCAGATACCGAGTTCGAGGTTGTCTCATACGACCCGCAGTCGGCCTGGAATGTCGGAAAGGATGGGTACGCACTAACGGCGGGGACTGGGCTCGGCAACCAAACCGCAAATATCACAGGCACCGTTTCGACTGTTACGAATCTCACAAATTTGCCTTCCATTCCCGCCAACTGGTTGACCGCTGCTGGGATTGCCACCGGAGCCTTTACTTCCGCCAATTTCGCCGCCGGGGCGTTCGATGCAGTGTGGGGGGTGACAACCCGGACATTGTCGGCGTTCTCGTTTAACGTCACGGTTGGAACCAACAATGACAAATCCGGCTACGGGTTGGCGGCGGACCAGGCGGTCAATGTCACCAAGGTCAGTGGGACTACCGTGTCCGGGCCGAACGACCTCAAGGCCGATGTTTCCGGCATCAAGGCGGTCACTGACAAGCTCGACGGGATGCTGGTGCTGGACGGCTCCGTCTACCAGTGGACGATCAATTCGCTCGAGCTGGCCCCGGCCGGCGGCGGTGGAGGATCGACGGACTGGACCGCGGACGAACGGACCGCAATCCGAGCGATCCTCGGAATCCCCGGCAGCGGCAGCACGCCCGCTGATCCCACCGTCGGCATTCTCGACACGATCCGTGACGGGCTCGGTGGTGGTGGCGGCGGGACCGACTGGACGGCCGATCAGAAGACGGCGATCATGTCGATCCTCGGCATCCCGGCTAGCGGCACGACACCAACTGATCCCACAGTCGGGATTCTCGACACCATTCGCGACGGACTTGGCGGTGGTGGCGGAGTGGCTGACTGGACTGCGGACCAAAAGACGGCAATCATGGCCATCCTTGGCATCCCAGCAAGTGGGACCACGCCGGCCGATCCAACCGTCGGGATTCTCGACACGATCCGCGACAACGTCGGCGGTGTTCCGGCGGCGGTTTGGGCGAGCGGAACCCGAACGCTCTCGGCATTCGGATTCTCAGTCACGGTTGGAACCAACAACGACAAGTCCGGATATGGCCTCGCGGCCGATCAAGCCGTGAATGTCACCAAGGTAGGCGGCACCAGTGTCACCAGCCCGAACGACCTCAAGGCCGACCTGGCAGGGATTCCGGCGGCAGTCTGGGGGCACGGAAGTCGCACGCTCACAGCTTTTGCATTCAGCGTGCTGACGTCGCTCTCCACCGAGGACATCGAGTTGATCCAAGATCCGATCCTCGCCGCCATCTCGGTCATCGCCCCAGGCGCGGCGGATTATGCGATCCGACTGGAAGTCAAGTACCAAGGCAACGGGGTCGCGAACGCAAAGGTGGCGATCGCTGGCACCACTGCAGCCGCCTTTACCGACAGCAGCGGGCTCGCCCAACTGAACGTATCGGCCGACACGATTTACTCAGTGCGCATCACGCCGCCGGATGGCTACCAGTTCGTCGCGGACTTCGCCGTCCAGGTGCTTACTGCGGATGTCACAGTCCCAATTACGCTGGTTGCCAATTCGATCCCGTCAATCGTCCCCCCGCTGCGGGTCACGTATGACGAGATCCGCCGGCATGTCGGGCGGTTCCTCGGCTTCGGGTCCATCCCCGATGCGTTCGAGGCTTCGCAATCGCTCGCCGTCGAGGACACGATTCGGCAGGGACTTCGCGACGTCTACTTCCCGTCAATCAACGGAGCCCCTTACGAGTGGTCGTTCCTGAAGCGGTACACAGAGCTGCAGTTCTCCGGGGGGAACACGTTTGCGTTGCCGACCAGCTTCGTTCGGCTGGCCTCGCAGGTCACGGTCCCGGGGCTTGGTTACCCGCTGCGGCAGGTTTCCGAGTCGGCATTGCGGTCGATGGCGATCGACAGCACGGAGTCTGGAGCCCCGGTTTACTATGCCCTGTCCGCCGATGGGGATGCGCTGCAGCTCGGCGTAACACTTTACCAAATGCGGTTGTTCCCGGTTCCGCCGGCGGACAGCGGGCACGCGGAGTTCTGGTATCACACCAGCCCGGAAATCGACCTGGACGAAGGCGGCCCGCTCGGCGGCATCGACTTGGCGGCGACAATCATCGAGTGCTGCTTGGCCCGCGCTGAATTGGCTCAGAATGTCGAGTCGCTTGGGCAGGGTGGCGGGGTACACTTGGCACGTTCGCAAGAAATGCTCCGTCGCTCGATCGAGGCCGACCGTGTCCTGCAAGCAGAGACGCTTTCGGTGAGCATGGCCGACCAGATGCGACCCCAGCAGCAGTAAGGACCGAACATGCCAGCGTGGCCCACACAACCGATCGAGTACGGCAGCTTCGGGTGGCTGCGGCGAGAAGTGGCCATGATGTTTGGCTTTCCGGCCGACTTCAGGATGCTCGACCACGTCGATCGCAACAACGTCGACTCGATCATCGATTCGGCACTGCGGATGGTCTATTTCCCGAACCCTTCGCAGCTGACGATCGCGGACGCCACGGAAGCGCAGAAGGAACGACTTCGGCGAGCGCCCCACCAGTGGTCATTCTTGCAGCGAACCGCGGCGCTCGCCATGGTTTCGTCGGTGGCGGTTTACGACATGCCGGCCGACTTCGCGAATTTCATCGACGATGCGATCACGTCCCGCAGCGGAGAGCGGATCGCGATCGTTTCAGCCGGCCACATCCGCCAGCTCTTGGCGAGCCCAGACGTGGCGACGGGACCACCCAAATACGCTGCCGTCGAGGCCAAGCTCCACACAGGCGAATCGAGCCAGCGGTACGAGCTGATCGTTTACCCGGTCCCGGCAGCCGGCGAGACAATCTCCGTTCGCTACGGCATCTCGCCGGGTGGGCTCAGCGAAACCCGACCATATCCGTTTGGCGGACAGGAGCACGCAGAGACGTTCCGCGCGTGCTGCGCGTTGCTGGTTGCTCAACGACTGGGGCAGCCAACGGAGCAGGCCGAGAAGATGTTCCAGGACCGGATGACGGCATCGATCCTGATGGACGCCCACGTCGCCCAACCAGGCCCCGAGGGTATCTGGCCGGTCGACGAGCCGGATGACGGGTTGGCAGTCAACCGGCAGTATCTGAGCCGGGTTATCGGACGGCGGCTTGGCTTTGGGCCGAACCGGCACGTTTGGACCCACCAGCAGTCGGCCATGGTCACCGAAACCCTCAAGACGGCACTCCGCCGGTTCTATGACCCGCCAGTGATTCCGGGCGAGCGATACCCGCACCGCTGGGGGTTCCTGTCGCCACTGCGCGAGCTGACCACCGTGGCAACGGAGAGCACCATCCTGATGCCGATTGGGTTCGCATCGCTGGACGGGCCGATGACCTATCACGACGCCAACACGATCGGTCCGGAATGCCTGACCAACATGGGCGAGGAACAGGTTCGCGAGCTGCAGTCACGGTATCCGGACGCCACCGGGCGCCCGAGCGTCATGGCACTGCGACCGGCCCACGTTGAGCAGGTTCCGGGTGCGAGATACGAAGTAGTCTTCTGGCCAACACCGGATGCCGCCTACACCATCCGCTATCGGAGCCAGATCCACCCGGTCATGGTTGCCATGGAGGATGACGAAGGCGACATCCCAGGCATCGCCACCGACGGAGCGAGCAGCCCCGAGGGCGGACAGTCGCACGCCCAGACGATCATCGAATCGTGCCTACTCGCAGCGGACGAGATGGCCGGCAAGGACACCAGGCAATCGTGGGAGCGGTTCATCGGGTCGCTTGTGGCTTCGGTTGGATCCGATCGGGTTGCCAAGACGCCCGCGACCCTTGGGTACAACTCGGATCGCAGCGTCGGCAGGAGTTGGCATAGCGGCTACCGGGATTATCGAGACACGCAGTCGCGGATCATTCGTTACAAGGGGTATCCGGCATAATGCCCGCCGAGGACATCCAAATCCCTTTCCCGCAGCGGGGTGTCGTACGGGGGATGGCTTCGGTCCAACCAGATCCGCAGGCCACCCCCGACGCCTCGAACGTCATCCCGTACGACGTCCACGAGCATCGGTTCCGTGGCGGATCGCGGCCGGGTTTCGTTCGCGCGACAGCCACCGACCTTGGCGGAGCCCCAGTGTTGTTGGCGTCGTTCCCATCCAAACCGGATGCAGACGGGGTCATCCGGCAGAGCCTAGTTGCCGCAACTGCCAATGGTGTGTTCGTCAACGTGCAGACCGAGATCAGTCCGGGGGTGTACGAAGAGGACATCGTCGCGCTGGGCGGGATTCTGGAAACCGAGGACTCGGTTGCGACGATCCAGCAGTTTTACCTGCAACCCGGCGGCGTCGACAATTACCTGCAGCCCGGCGGTGGACTCTATTTTTACGGCACGGTCGACGACGCTGGGTTGCTCGAAACCGAGGACGAAGAGTACATCGCGACCGACGAGTTCGCCTTCACGGGGCAGCGAACGTCCGCCCATCCCTACCAGGGCGTTCTGGTAGTCCCCGGGACTGGGGAAGTGATTGCCGAGGGGACCGGGAGGCTGAGATTCGGAATCTTCACGGGCGACGACATTGCCGATTGGAATGCACTTGGCGTCGATACGATGCGGCACTTGCTTGAGATTCAACCGCTCCGTGGATCGTCGGTGCGGCAGGCGAGCTACGTCATCAAGTTCGACAACGTGTCCGAGCTTTATGTCGACTCAGGGACGAACCGCGGCAGATGCTCATTCCGGATCGTTGACGGGCCAAAGGCTATCGACGCCTCGAGCAAAAGCGTACGCCCGCTCAATGCCAGCATTGGCAACATCCCGATCGGTGCCGAGTTGGTTTCGACGTACCTGGACCGGTTGGTGTTTGTCGACGGCCGTGTTTGGTACATGAGTCGGCAGGGCGACCCAACCGACTGGGATTACGGGGCAGATGTCGGGGATCGCGGCCGAGCCGTTGCTGGGGTGACATCCGACGCCGGCCAACCGGGGGACGAGATCATCGCGTTGGCATCGAGGGGTAACGACTATCTTGTGATGTTCGCGCGGCAGACCACATGGGTGATGCGGGGCGACCCGGCGGCGGGCGGCGTGTTGTTCAACATTTCGCGGAACTACGGATGCGTCGACTCGTATGCGTTCTGCCATGGCGACGAGGGCGAGATCTATTTCCTCTCCAAGGAAGGGCTTTGCGTGCTGGCGGATGGGGTCGGCAGTCGACCAACCCCGATCAGCTCTGAAGCACTTCCAAATGAACTCCGCAACTTTGACGCTTCGACCACGCTGGTGTCGCTGGCGTTCGACGTTCGATACCGGGGAGTTTGGATTTTTCTTACCCCGAAGGATGGTAGTCAGGGCCGGCACTGGTGGTACAGCAAACTTGCCAATTCGTTCTGGCCGATTCAGTTCGCGTCGAGCACGATGCAGCCAACCGCTGCTACCGTTCATTCCAGCAGCCCGGCAGCCGGATCGGTGGTGACGATCGGCGATGCTTCCGGTGTGATCCGCCAAGCCATCCCAGGGAGCGGCGACGGGGCAACGCTGGTGGATTCCAACATCATCCTTGGCCCGTACCTCACCGCCGGGTCGGCGTATCAGCAGGGCTTGTTGACACGGCTGGTGGCGATGTTCGGCCCAGATAGTGGGGTGGCTCTGGACGTGTTCGCAGGCGACTCCCCCGACCAGGCCCGGCTCGCGGCGATCGACGGCGGTTCGCCCAAGTACACCGTGAACCTTTCGGGGCAGCGGACTGCGGTGTTCATGCCTCGCGTGCGTTCCGTTGCCTTCTGCCTTCGTTTGCGATCAAATACCCCGTGGTCGTTCGAGTCGCTGATGGCAACCATTGGCACTGCCGGACAAGCGAGGCTTTGATGGAGCTCAAGACAGACATTTCGTTCCGCGCGTCCGATGGCACCGACCCGGATCGCGTTCGTGCCGACCTTGAGATTCTGAACCAGCGGATGAGCGTGCTGGCGGACAATATCAAGACGTTAGCCGCGGCGATGGACGGCCTGCCGAAGGACGCTGGCACGATCGAAGAGAAGATCGCAATTGCCGAAGGTGGCGGGCTGATCGAGACGGATGACGGCGTGTCGATCGACATCAGCGGGCTTCCGGTCGGGACGGCAGCCGGCAACTGGCTCTTGGTTCAGGGCGAAGACGGGCTTCTGTATCGCGTCGCGGCGGACGACTACTTGCCGCGACCGGTCTTTGACAGCCCAAACGATGTCCCGACATTGGCGGCGTTTCTGAATGTCTACCCAGCAGGAGCCGATGCGACCTGGCCGGGAAGCGGTGTCACGGCCACCCGCGGCGACCTGTGGAACATTGCCATCCAGACCGACCTCGAGTTGCAGAAGATGCGGGATGCCGTCGACGCCACGCTGGCACTAATCAGGGAGGCAGCATCCTTTGCCACAAGTTAATGTCGAACCCGACCGTCCTATTCGCGTGATGTCCGATGCCGGGGAAGATGAGCATCGACGATTGCTTAGCCTGATCGCAATGCGGATCGATGCGCAGGTCCGCAACGCCGAAGCCATCGCGAAAACTCTGGACATCCAGTTGGCGGCAGACCCGGGCGAGCCGGTCCGGAAGGATGCGGCGTTGGCGACCGGACTGTCTAAGACCGAAGCAGGGCTCGCGGTTGACATCGCGTCCCTCCCGGAAGCCTCGATGCGGGACGGTTGGTTGATCGTCCAGGGCGAATCTGGCGAGCCGCGGAAGCTCAGCATCAAGACAATCGTTGCCGGACCGTACTTCCCCGGAAGTTTTGGGCAAAACACGTTTTACGATTTTTACGAAGCGAGCGCGCATCCGAACGTTTCTCCAATGATGGGGAGCGGGCTCGCGGCGACGCGGAATGACCTGTGGGAGCTTTCCGGCAGCGGCAAGGCGATTTGGGTTGCTCTTGATAATGTCGACATTGGCGTTCAGTTATTTCTCAAGCTCGTTCGCACCGGAGCGTCAAAGGCAAGATAAGGAGGAACCATGGTCAAGATTTCAGCACTTCCACCGGCAACAGAGTTCGGTGGCGACGATCTGGTGGCGATTGTCCAGGATAATGAAACCCGCAAGATCACGGCTGCAAACTTCCTCGAGCAGGCGCTGACGGCCACTCTCGATCAGGTCGCGGCAGAGCAGTCGAATCGCTGGCGATCCGTCCCGTTCGATGCCGACACGGCGACCCCCCCGACCACATCGCGAATCCAAACGGACTCGGCCATGCTCACTGTGGGGACGCCGATCCGCGTAACCCAGGGCGGAGTCGTTCGATACGCTGTCGTCTCCGCCAAGACAGGGACTTATGTCGACATCCTCGGGCCGGCTCTGAATATCGCCCAAGCGATTACAGCGTTCGAGGCATCAACCCCAGACCGCGTCATCCAGTGCGACCTGTTCATTGCTGGGCTGTACGCCGGCACGACCGGCGAGAAGGTTGCTTCGGTAATGCGGACTCGCAACCGATGGATGATGGGGCCGGCCCGGATCGTTCACTTTGCGGCAGTCCATCACGTGGCAGACACCACGGTTCAGCCGCGGGTCAATCTCGCCAATGCCTCCGTCGCAGTGAGCACCAACAGCACGAATCAAGGCATCCTGCTTTCCACAGCGGGGACGTGGGTAGACAATCCCGCAGCTACGATCAGCGCTGCCCCGGCGACGCTCGCTTACGGATCTGTCATTGAGGTGAACGTCACGGTGGCGGCCGGAACCGGCAATGCCAGTGACCTGACCGTGTCGTACCTGGCGGTCTTGGAGTAATCATGGCAGTTCGCATTCGCACCACGTCGAGGTTCCGCTCCGCCGCAAACCAAACAATCGGCAGCGCGAGCCTGCTAGTCGGCAACAACATCGGGGTGAAGCTGCACAGGTTTGACTGGTTCCCCGGAGCCGGGAACTTCGGGGCGAAGCAGACAGACAGTTCGCTTGGGGCACTTGGCGAGGTCCGCGCCATCGCGTGGGACGAAGCCGCACGCAACGCGGTGGTGGCAGTAGGAAGCAGCACGACGGCAACGGGGCCGAACGACCACAAGGTATTTAGGCTGACACAGGCCGGATTGATCCCGATCTCGACGGTCACCATCACCGGATCAGCCAACAGCGTTGCGATTGACCCAGTCGAGGGCGTGGCTGTGATTACAAGCTACGCGAGCGCTACCGGCGGCAGCATGTTCCAATACTCGCAGAACGGATTCGGCAGCCTGATCACCAACTCCAATTCCGGCGGCGCGACGGTTGCGGTTGCGATCAGCCCGGCAACCAAGCGGGTAGCATACGGAAAGTCGACAACCCCCCGCGTCACCCTGCAGCCATACTCGAGAGACATGGGCTTAGCAGGGCCGATTGTGTGGACCTACCAGGGGTCAGACTCGCCACTTGGAGAGCCTGGTCTCTACACGGTCAGCGCCGCCGCATTCAACGCGGATGGATCGCGACTGATCGTCGGATACAGCTCACTCAAAAGGATCGGTGTCTACGAAACAGACCGAATGGCCACGGACGGGCTGTTCTTGCAGGAGCAGACTTTTACGTTCGACTCGACAGTTCTTGCAGTTAAACTCAACCTGCAAGAAACGATGCTTGCGGTTGCTGGGAATACGGCGGTCTTCGTTTACCGGTGGGACGGGGCGATCATTTCAGAACTCCGCGGGGTGACTCCGCCGGGGACTGTCCGGTCTGTCGATTGGAGCCCCGACGGGAAGTACCTCGCGGTTGGGCTGAGTTCATCGCCGTGGGTGCAGGTTTATCGCGTCGACGACACGGGCATTTCATTTGCCTGTCCGAACCCAACTTGGGCGGTCGAGAACGGCGCTGGCATCGTCAATGTCGTCAAGTTCGCATATTGATTAACGGAGCGGGATTATGTACTACGGACTGGGCGGCCCATTTTCTAACCTCACCGGACTGGGTGGTGGGGTGTTTCGCCAGAAGGCTGACGCAGACCTCGCGCAGACCCAGGCCCAGACCGCAGCCACCCAAGCCAATACGGCGGCAACCCGCGCCAATCAGGTCGGGAATGCTGCCGGTTTGCAGATGCAGATGGCCCAGATGGCTCCGTCGCAGTACCACCGCCAGATCATGCAGGGGCTCGATGCGAACCGCGGAGCCATCGACGGTCGCTACGGCCAGGCGATGGCCGGCATGGATGCAGCCGCCAACCAGCAGATGCAAGCCTACCTCGCATCGACTGACGGCATGGGGGATGCTTCGCGCGACCGCATCTATCGCGATTCGACTGCCGCGCGAAACTCCGTGGGCTCGCAGTTGTCCGGGACAGGGTTATATAATTCGACCGTCATGGGATCGATGCAGTCCGGGGTCGACCGCGACCGGAACGAGGCGTTGGGCGCGCTCGATGAGCAACTTCGACGGGAGCGATCGACCGCCCTGAACGAGATTACCACCCGCGCGCTCGACCGGCAGATGCAGTTGTCCCAGGGTCAGCTCAGTTCGTTGGGCTCGTTCGCGTCGCAGCAAGCCCAGATGGATATGTCGTTGCGTGGCAATGCCCGCGACACGTCCGCCGCCAAACGCCTGATCCCCGCAATGCTGCGAACGTATTAAAGAAAAGGTAACCGCAGATGGCGAAGACAATGAACCAGACGCCGCTTGGCGGCCGCGGTAGACGTACCATGGCCGGTCCGGGGGTCCAAGAACTCACAAGATTGCTGGCGAGCAACGGGGCAGACCCGGCATTGATCGCGCAGCTCCACACCAACCGACCGGGCGTGGTCAATACGTTCGATCCGGCTGTGTTTCAGGCAGCAGCCAACACGGCCACCGCCGGGCTCGATCGCGAGGCGGCAGAGCGTCGCGCGGCAATGGAAGCCCAGTTGCAACGGGAGCAGTTCACTCAGCAGGCAGCATTGCAGAACGCTCGGCTCGGACTGGATCGGCAGCGGGCCCGGGCCGACTACTCGCTCCAAGACCGTTCCCAGAACTTCCGGGAGCGATCCGCGCGGCAGGATCAGGACTACCGCGATCGTGCCCTCTCATCGACCGAGGCCAGGCAGCGGGAAGACTTCAACCTACGACGTGACGGGCAGCAATTCTCCCAAGGGATGTCGCTCGAAGAGCTCGAGATGCGGCGGCGAGCTGAGGCGACTGGCGATCAACGGTTTCGTGAGGAAATGGGATTCCGTCGAGAAGGACAACAGTTCTCGCAAGGGGCGACGCTGGCAGAGATGGAGATGCGGCAGCAGGCTGCCGACACTGGAGACCGGCGGTTCCGCGAGGAAATGGGATTCCGTCGAGAAGGTCAGCAGTTCTCGCAAGGACTCTCCCTGGAAGAACTGGAAATGCGTCGTCGGGCGGCCGACACGAGCGACCGGCGGTACGAGGACGAGTTCGCGTTGCGTCAGGACGAGTTCGGTATCCGCCAGGACGAGTTTGGCTTGCGTAAGCGTGCAGCTGACATGAGCGAATTGGAGTCGCTGGATAACATGCGGCTGCGGGAGCAGACGTTCGGTCTCGACGAGCGGCGGATGGACCTCGCGGAAGGCCAGGACAAAAAGCGATTCAGTGACGCCGAACAAGCCGGCGTAAACTGGAAGCTCGAAGCGACCCGCGAGATGGACACCAACATCAACGACATGCTGAAGGCAGCGCGTCAAATGAGCCTCAGCCCCGAGGGCAAGCGGGTTCTCGCGCAGCTGGCAGACGAGCGTCGATCGATTGCCGCGGCCAAGCCTGACATGAAGCCCGAGCAGTATTCTGACATGGCCGGTCAGTTCATGAACCGGTTCGCGGAAGCCGACTTGGCGGGATACGAGGAGCAACCGCCCAGCGCCGACGCAATCATCGCGAGGTCATACCGCAAGATCGACGGCAATGTCGGCATCTGGATTTCGCCAGACGGGACCATGCGCCCAGTCGAGAGCAAGATGGCCCTCGAGGAAGCAAAGGGCGCGGCCAACCAGGATCTCCCGGCCGCCACGGTCGAAGAGCAGTGGAACAAGATGTACGGTGGGGGAGACAAGAACTACGACAAGTTCCTCAAGGATTATTCCGGGGCCGAGGAACGGCTTCAGAAAAAGTGGAAGGCAGACCCGAGAAATATCGACGATCCGGTCGCGCCAGCGATGAAGGAGGAAGATGTCAAGGCGGAGATGCGTCGGATGCTCGAGCTGCAGCATCAGTTCTCGCAACCAGGTCAGGCAGTCGCCCCCCCGCCAGCAGCGGCTAACCCCCAGGAGAATGTCTCGGCGACGAGACATTCTGTCCAAGAATCGACACCGACACCCGCAGCCGCCCCCCCGGTTGCTGGCGACATGCCAGTCACCAAGACGACCGCGGAGCTGGATGAGGAATACTTCCAGAAGGATCCAGCCATCGGACAGGTGCGACAGTTGTTCGATCAGGCGATGGGGATGGGCGAAAAGGCCCCGCCCCAACTGAAGCGACTGGCAGAAGCGATGAAGGGCGTTGAGGACGACCACCACCCAGCACGATACATCTCGCGAGATGCGATCGAAGAGCTGCAGCGGCGAGGCGTTGCCGATCCCATCGGAGAGGCGGCGAAGTCGGTTGCCGACACGATCAACGATGGCGAAATGCACTTTGCGATGATGGAGCCGGCAGAGCAGAATGCGTTGCGAGACCTCGAGCGGCTGGACGAGAACGACCCAGAAGATGCCAAGAAGATCAAGCAGCTTCCGCCAGGGACGTTCTACCTTGACCCCGCGATGCGAACCAAACGAGTCCCGCCAAACGACCCTCCCAAGGCTAGCATGTTGAGGACCAACAAAACATTCCTTGAGTCCTCCGTTGCTCCCGGCGCAAATCTCGGTCTGAGGCTCGGTAGCAGTCTTGGCTTTGGACGGTAAAATAGTCCGCGTCATCCACAACCCCAACCGCAAGTGCGTCCATGCCGATCGACGAAGAAGACGAAGACAAAGTAGATCCCTCGTGGATTGACAAGCCCCTCACCAACCGAGCGGCCGGCAAACTCGGAAGGGGAGTCAAGCGAGGCACCCGCGACGAAGAGGATCTGCGTGCGCTGATTGAGCGGAAGCAGTTCGCCCAGCAAGCCCAGGAAGAGTTCAAAGACTCTGGATTTTGGCATTCGCTGGACAGGGCAGTCGCCGAACCACTCAGCGGCCAGGCCGTGGCGTTGCTCGAGCGTGTCACTGGCCATGGCGACAGGGCCGACTCGACGATGCGATGGGCAGAGGCTCAGGGCGGCGCGGCGGCGGGCCGAGCGTCCGAGGTTGCCCAAGACGTGGGCGTTCCTGCACAGGTCATTGACCCCGTCATCTCCGCGTTACAGTCAGCGCCGCTCTCGGTTCCGGCCGTGCTGGGCGGGCCGGTCGGATTGGCGGCCACCGCCGCGGCGATCACCACGACGTCCACGCAGAGCGCCTACGTCGACCGGAAAGACAGCGGGCAACGCGGCAACGTACTGGCGGGCAACGCGGCCCTCAGCGGTGCCAGCGACGCCACCGCCATGATGATCTTCCAGGCGTTGAAAATCCCCGGCATCGAGGGGATGCTCGGCCGCACGACGAAGGAAGCCGCGGCGAAGTCGATCGGCCAAGGGCTCAAGGATGTCGGCAAGCGAGTCCTCGGTGCGTTTGGGCAGGAGCTCCCCGAAGAACTGACGGCCGAAGTCCTGCAGACGATGTTCGCGGAGATGGACGGGACATCTAAAGAGGAACTCACGCCTCGCGCGATCCTGGAAAAAACCAGGGACGTGGCGGCGTCCACGTTCGCCATGACCCTCGGATTCTCGGCGATCACCGAAGGCGCGAAGCTGTACCAGGACCAAAAGGCCAAGAAGGATCGCGAGAAGGCCCTCAAAGAGATGGCCGCAACGTCGATCGATCCGAACGGTCCCCTGCCCGATCCCGCTGCCCCACCGGTTGACACGGTGCCGCCCCCGGTCGACCCGAACCAGCCACCGGGACCGCCCCCCGCGCCGGCCGGATCCGAAGCAGTTCCTCCCACCGTCCCAGGCGAGCCGCCCGTCGCACCAGCCCCGCCAGCCACCGGGAAACGGTTCCCGATGCCGATGCAGACCCAGACGATCGACGGCATCCTCGCGGACGGTAAGCCCCGCACGCTCGAGGAAATCGGCATTGAGATCGCCCGTCTCGGAATGGACCCGGCGAGCTTCGTTGACGGGATCGCGGGCGTTGCCAAACAGGCTGTGATCGGCGGTCGGTACGAATCGACGAAGGACGGCCGGGTGTATCTGTCGACGCCCGAGGACGCTGAGGTTGATGCAGAGGTTGACACCGAGTCTCCGGTTCCGGTTCCGGTTCCGGCCGAAACCACAGAACTAGAACCGCCAGGACCGCAGGAAACGCCGGAAAATCCGGCGATTCCCCCAACAGTCGGTACCGCACCGGTCTCCGATTCGGTTCCGGCCGAAACCGCAGGACCAGACCTGTCGTCCTACCTGTCGGTCATGGACACGGACGATGTGTTTACCTCGTGGTCAAATAATCCGTCCGACCCCGACGAGCGCCCGCGATTCAATGAGCGGGTCAGGCATTACGCCAATCAGGTCGTCAAACTGACGAGAAATCAAGGCCCGTTGAGTGCGGATCAGATTTACGCCGACTTGCTGACCGACAAGATGTTTGCCAACCGGAAGGTCAAGCAAGCGGCATCGGAATCGCTGGCAAAGCTATCCGCAGATGTGGCTTCCGCCGCCGCCACCCCGCAAGTTACCCCGCAAGTTGACGACACAGGCAAAGGCAGCACAGCCGCAGCTATCAATCACGTTGAAAACCTTGCTGCAATCGCGAACATCAAGTCGCTAGAAGCACTAGACCAATGGGTTGCGTCTAACCAAGAAGCGGTTGCAACAGGAAGGCTTGACATTGCGATTGAGCAGAGGCGAAATCTAATCAGCCCACCGACGCCTTCGCCTTCTAAGGCTGGCGTTGGCCCTGCATTTGGTGGAACCGCACCAAAAGTCGCCCCCGAAGTTACCCCCGAAGTTACCCCCGAAGTTTCTCCCGCCCCGGTGCGGCTCGGCCAGGCACCGCCACCGAAGGCCGAGAAGCCTCACGGAAAAACCTACGATGTCGACGGGATCGGGTTCGACTCGTTCACCAAGGCAGTCGAGCACGCAAAATCCGTCGGGAAGGGGGTCAATCTGTCGGATACCGGGGAACAGAAATGGACCCCGGCACCAGCAGTTGATCCGAAAAAGCAGCGGCAGTACGAAGACCGGAAACGTGCCTACGACGCTCAAGTGAGATTGGACGAGCAGCAGAAGGCCGAGCGAGAGGCGGGGAACAAGAGCGAGGGACCAGCCGCTCCCAGCCGAACCGCATGGGCAGACTCTAAGGCTGACGCCTTCGAAGCCCAGGCTCAGCAACTTGAGGGTGGTAGGGGTACAGCGGTCGGCGCGGCTGAGATCAACGACCGCATCAAAGCAGACGCCCTGCGATCGTTCTCTCGCAAGGTGCAAGGCGGCATGGATCCAGCCGAGGCCGCGACGATGGTCAAGGCTGAGGCCCGCGGGTGGGTCGCGAAGCACAACGCCCGGCGTCCGAAGGATGTGAATTGGAAGCGGTTCGAAGGCATTGCCGACTACGTCATTGACGATGCCGTGAAGCAAACGCCGGCGATCCCGAAGCCCGAAGCCAAGCCCGCCCCAACTCCGGTCAGCCTCGGCAAGCCCGCAAAACCGGTTGCCGCTTCTGAAGATGCACCGACTGAGGGCTTGGTAGCCAAGGCCGCGAGGGCGATGTGGGATGCGCCGGATTTTGCGAAACCAATCGATCCTGCGACACTCTTAAAGAAGTCGGGCCGACACTTATCGCTGATCGACAGGGCGAGTGGGGATCAGGCGATCGCCTCGTTTGTGACCGATCCTGAAGGCGTTGTTCTTGCCACACAGGGCCGGAAATACACACCAGGAGAGATTGCACTCAATGAGCGATTGATTGAGAACCTGTTCTCGAACGGAGTGGGGAGCGTGTACATCGGTGTGCCACAAGCGAGCACGCCCCAGTTGATTGAGGCATTGTCCGATCGCGGATACTCGATCGAGAAGAATGACGGCAAAGGGCACAAGTACAGAATCGACCCAAAGCAGGCCGTCAGCCTCGGCAAACCCAAGGCGGCGAAACCGGACGCACCGTGGGCCAAGTCCACAACGGAAGACGAATCGCGATGGTTCGGAACCGAGGTCAGCGTCGAGCCAGGGTCGAAAAACGAGGACCAGTACGACGGCAAGGTGGTCCGCGTGCTGAATGGCGGGGACGTCGTCGAAGTGCAGCCACAGGGCCAGGACGGCACCTTCCGCGTGCCATCCGCGCGAGTCGCGGTCAAGAAGGTCGTGGATAGCAAAGCGGAACCCGAACTGACCGAAATGACGGCCGAGGACGAAGAGCACCTATTCGGCAAGAAGCCAGAGCCGAAGCAGCCCAAGACGTTTGAAGACCTGAAGTCGCTCACCTTCGATGACATCGCGGACGGAGAAGAAACGGAAGGCGTTGCTCGCAACAGGGGTAAGACGTACCGAGCCAAAAAGTTCAAGGTCACCGACGCGGACGGCAAGGAAATCGAGGCGAAGGTCCGCATCGACTCCGACGGCGAGGTCCAAGTCATGGACTTAGGCCGCACCAAGGAGCAGCGTGAGAAGGACTCGGCGGCATGGAAAAAGCGAGTCCAGACCTTGCGAGATCGCATCGAGCAGGTTCCGTTCACTCACGGCGAACCGCCCCACGGAACTGGCAAGGGTCGAACCATCGTTCAGGTCATGAAGGCCGCGATGGAAAAGCAATCAGGCCCCGCGCTTGCCGGTGCGGCTCGCGAACATGGACTACTGACTGACGGCCATGTACTGGTTCGCTTGTCGGACAAAGACCGGGCTAAGGCTGCTGCCGCAAAGGTGGGAATCCCAGCGGATTACCCGGCAATGGCGAAAAAGACGCTCGAGGACTTCATGGTCATGCCAGGCTATGCCGAAGCCGCCAAGATTGTCGCCTATCGCGAGACATTCGGTGAAGCCGAATACGAGGCGGCCGGGACCACCAAAGAGAAGTCGGGCGAGATCGAAGCCAAGTACATCCTCGGTGGAACCGGCGGCACTCAGTGGGTCGTCGAGGCTCACTATCACGAAACCGTGATGAAGATGCACCCGAAGGCGATCCCACACGTAGTCCGCCAAAAAGGCAAAAACCCACCGCCCGTCTTCTACCGCGTTGGCGATGAGACGGTCGGGGTTGTTATGCCAATCGATTACGACGTGCCATTCCTGCAGTTCAAGGAGTCGGCGGTCGAGCCCGCGGCCGAAGCAGAGACGGAAAGCGACAGCGACACTCCGTCCGAGGCCGACCTGGACAAGATGGCCGACGAAATGTGGAGCGACGACGACGTTGATTCCACGCCGCCCCCTCCGCCCGCGCCACCAAAGGCTAAGCCGGAACCTGCCAAGCCGTCAAAGCGAATCTTTGCGGTCATGACGTCTGACGGCAAAATCCATGCGGACCCGAAAGCCAGCATGCACTACGACGTGGTGCAAAACGCGGGGCTCGAGTCGTGGGACATCATCGACGGTGGCTTCATTGTAGACGGCAAATACCTCATGTCATTGAGCGACGGCGGGTATGCGGCTATGGAGGGCGAGCCAGAGCAGCTATCAGAGGTCCAGCGATACACCGACGAGTACAACGCCAAGGCCAAAGAAACGGCACCACCGCGAGCCAAGATCAGCCCGAAGGCACCCAGGGCAGATGGGGCTGGCAATCCATCAGCCAAAGACAAGGCAAAAGCCGCAGAGTCTACGGCCGAAGCCCTACTCGACGAGCTCGTGTCTAAGGCCAGAGGCCGGCTGGGAATGGGTGTCGACCCAGAGATGGCGAGCATCGCCATTCGTTACGTGAAGGCCAAGATCGAAGCCGGCACGTACCGCTTCGTGGACTTCGCCGAACACGTACTTGCCAGCGCCCCGAGAGAAGTGATCGACCGGTTGCGGCCGTACCTCGAGATGGCGTGGAAGGTCGCACACGGCGAAGGGTTGACCGAAGACAGCGGTGGCGACCTGGCGTCGTACGGCGGCAAGAGGCGGGAGCGGTTCCGCCCCGTCGGAGCGACCAACAACCGTGACTTTGCGAACCGTCCGACCGACGAAGCCGCGAAGGCCGCACTGGACACTGGCAAGCGAGACCGGTTCGGAGCTGCCAGATCACTGAATCCCGGACAAACAGTGGCGCTGAGGATCGACATTCCGGCGTTCCTGAACCACGGCACCTACGTCGTGTCTATCCATGAAGACAAGGGGACCGCTGGCAATCAGGTCGGCTCGGTAGCCGGGTACGACACTGCCGCCAGATTGTCCGGGAGCGTCCGGTTTAGCGTCCAAGAAAACGCCGCCGGGAGGATCGCCGAGGGTAAGAACAAGCATCCCATCGCCACTGTCAAAGGCAAGTTCGACCCATCCAGGGACACCCCGGATGACATCGAAAACTGGCACGCCATTGGAATGAACCCAGCGAAGGCTCCGTTCTTCTATGACAAGAAGACGGGACAGGAGGTCAGCCTGGCCAACGACGCAATCTCGATTGGCAACACTGTGTTCGTCCGCGAGATCGTCGAGTACGGGAATCGAAACGCCGGCAACATGCCGATCCCGGATGTCGGATTCCATTCAATGCTCGAGGCGATCCCAGAGGGGATCCGCGCGAACATCCAGAAGCAAGGGCGAGAGTCGCTGCTGAAGGACGCAAGGCACGACGTAATCGCAGGGAACAGCCTCCGCCGGGCGATGGAGAACGTAATCGACGGCAAGCGGCCTGGTCCCGACGCCAACATCACCGAGCACGAACGGCATCTCAAAGCCTGGCTGTTACTCAATGAGGTCAACGAAGCAGAGCCGTCTCAAGTCACGATGTACCGCGGCGATCGAACAATCACGGCGGGCGTCGACAATCGCAATGTCCGTGTCGGTGACGAAATCCTGATTGGAGGCAAGAAGGCCAACAATGGCATCACCGCCAATCTCAAGGTGGCTAAAAAGTTTGCGGATGGGGTGCTTTACGAGATCGAGCCAGGCGTGAAAGCGGCGAGGGTCAGCACCGCCGAGCCGCAGGAGTTCACCGGTTCCGTTACTGGTGAAAACGAGTTCATCGCTGCCGGCACGTTCACCGTCACAGGCATCAAGGAGGTCGGCGACAACACCGTCATCCAGGTCAAGCAGTCGTCATCGCCCAACGTCAGCCTCGGCACGCTGGACCGAATGACCGCAGAGGCGAGAAGGGAGGTCAGTCGGCTTCTCAAAGAGCTGTCCGCCGCCAGCAAGCGATCGATGAGCTCAACGCTGCCCGACCCCGAGCTGATGGGGATCGCAATCAATCTCGCAAAGGCGATGATTAAAGAGCGGGGGCTTACATTCGCTGGCTTCGTGCAGGGCGTGTACGACAAGGCGGGCATGGAGCTCACACAGAAGCTGGGGGTGTATTTGGAAGCGGCGTGGCGCCGGGCAATCAAGCTCGGGCTGACCACCGACCCAGTCGGCAAGACAAGCGACATTCTCTTCGCCCAGTCGCCCAAGGTCGACCAGAAGGGAAAGCAGGGCGACCCCCAAACCCGGCTCGCGACCAAGGTCCGGGACGCACTCGAGGCCGGCACGGCCATGACGTCCGGATCGTTCTTTGCCATGGCGAACGAAGAGTTCGGCGGCAGTCGCGCCGGCGGGGACTATGGCGATTCCGAGGCGACCGATGCGCTCGAACTGGGCGTCAATCTGTACCTGCAGGGCAAGACCGACCCGAACGTGACGGCAGATGAAGCCAAGGAGACCGTCAGGCGGATCCAGGAGATCATGGAGCTGGTCCCGCGCCAACGCGGGCGAACGGGCGAAAAGAGCTCGATGCAGCAATTCTCGACGCCCCCAGCCTACGCCTACGTCACCGCCTGGATTGCGAACCCAACCAAGGGCGACGTTGTCCTCGAGCCGAGCGGCGGGATGGGCGGGATCGCGGTTCACGCCGCCAACTCGGGAGCCACCGTTTACGTCAACGAACTGAGCGAATCTCGTGCTGAGGGGTTGCAGCAACTAGACTTGGAAGGGGTGTTCACCGAGGACGCCGAGCAGATTGGTGCGATCTTGGCCGACAAGATGCCACCGCCGACCGTCGTGCTCATGAACCCGCCGTTCAGCCGCGCCGGCAAGCGGATGGGCGACACGATGATCCAGGGGACGGACCGCAAGCACATCGCCGAAGTGATGGCACTCGTTCCCGAAGGTGGCCGGGTGGTGGCGATCGTCAGTGCCGGGTTACACAAGCAGAGCGACGGGATGACACGGTGGCTGGCCGACATGCCGCACAGGGTAACGGCCAACATCGAGGTTGCCCGCGACGTTTACCGCGGGTACGGCACGGAGTTCCCGACTCGCGTCCTGGTGATCGACAAAGTCCCGCGTGGGGACAGTAAGACGATCAACCAGACCGCGACTGATCTATTCGACCTGATTGACAAGGCCCAGGAGGCAAGAGATGCAAGACCAGCAACTGAACGAGCTCCCGCTCAACCGGATCGCGAAACGACTTCTGATGAAGATGGACGCGGAGATCAACCCGGAGATAATGCACGCGACCCAGTTCCTGATGATGTACCTCGAGATCCCAGTGGCGAAACGGGGCCGGATCGGGAAGATGTGGGGGGGGGAAGAGACGATAATCGAAGTGGTAGCGATGATGCCAACGATGCCCCACCAGCAGCAGGCGGCAATGCTCGCGTCCAAATGGGAGGGCGGAAATCTGGAAGAGCGCCTCGAAAATCTGGCGGAGGCGGTGGCGGGAAAAGGACCAGAGGGAGCGTTCCTGGTCCTTCTCGAAAGTCTGGGGGCGTACCTCGAACAGGAGTAACCAAGGCCAAGGCGGTCACGCAGCCCAGACCTGCGTCAAAGGCGTCCGCGCTAACCGAGTCGACGTTCGAGGATTACACCCCGAGCGTCGTCGTCGCGGGGGCGAAGAAGCACCCGGCACCCATCGTCGAATCGGCCGCCATGGCTGCCGTCAGTTCGCCCAAGATCAACTATGAGGTTGACGTCGCCCCGGGCGTGTTCGAAGGCTACGTGACCGAGGATGGAGCCTACGTTGGACTCTCTGACATTCAGCTCGAAGCAATTGCTCTCGCGGGCCACGCCCACAGCCAAATGCTACCGAGCGGAGAACGCCGAGGATTCCTGATCGGTGACGGCACGGGTGTCGGTAAGGCTCGCGAAGCACTTGGCATCATCAACGACGACTTCATTAAGCGTGGCGACAAGCGACGCAAGGCGGTGTTCGTCACGAAAAACGACGCGCTGATCGGAGACGCGGTCGCCGAGTGGGTTGGTGTCGGAGGCGATCCGGCCGACTTTCATCCGATGTCGTCATTCCAAAACGGCAGCAAGATCGAACTAGAATCGGGCATCGTCGCGCTCGGCTACGACACGCTGGGCACTGGCGCCAGCAAGACCGCCAAAGACAAAGGCAACACCATGTCGCGGCTCGAGCAGATCGTCGACTGGGTTGGCAAGGACTTCGACGGGGTCGTCATCTTCGACGAATCTCACATGATGGGCAACTCCCTTGACTCGGGAGATGGACAAACAGCGAAATCGGCAGCCCAGCGAGCCCTCGCCGCAGTCGATCTCCAAAAGCAGTTGCCGAACGCCCGGGTCGTCTATCTGTCTGCAACGGCTGCCACGGAAGTGGTCAACCTCGCATACGCCGACAGGCTTGGATTGTGGGGGCAGGGGACACAGTTTGCCGACAAGCGGACATTCATCAGCGAGATCGAGGCTGGCGGTGTGGCGGCCATGGAAAAGGTCGCAGCCGACATGAAGGCAATGGGGATGTACGTCGCCCGCAACCTGTCGTTCGACGACGGAACGCCTGAAGGTCGCGTGGAGTTCGATCGTGTCCGCCACGAGCTGACGGCCGACCAGGAGCGGATCTACGACAAACTGTCCGAGGCTTGGATCAAGGTGCTTGAGCGGATCGATGCAGCTCTCGATCTCACCGAAAACACGAAGGGCCGGAAATGGATTATCAGCGCGTTCTGGGGTGCCAACCAAAGATTCTGGAATGACGTTATCACTGGCATGACAGCCCCCGCGCTAATCAAGGGAATCGAAAAAGACCTGGCAGAAGGCAGGTCAGTGCTGGTTCAGTTGACGGCGACGCACGGCGCGGCAACCGAAAGGGCGATCGCAGGCAGGAAAGACGACCAGGAGTTTGAAGACCTGGACATCTCGCCACGACGCGGGCTTATGCAACTGATCGAGAAATCATTCCCGACACAGCGGCACGAAAAGTACACCGACGACAACGGGAATACTCGCGAGCGACCCGTAGTGGATGCAGCCGGCAAGCCGGTACATGATCCGCAAGCGGTCGCCATGAAGAACAAATTGCTGCAAGAGGTCGGCTCGCTCGAGGTTGCTTCGCGGAGCCCGATCGACATGATTATCGACCACTTCGGCGAGGAAATGGTCGCCGAGATCAGCGGACGCAATAAGCGACTGACCTACGATGGCGACAAGAAGCTAATGGAACAGCGGCGGTCAAAGGGAGCGGTCAAGAAGGATCGCAACGCCTTCATGCGTGGCGACAAGCGAATCCTGATCTTCTCGGAGGCGGGTGGAACCGGCACGAGCTATCACGCCAGCTTGTCGCACAAGAACCAGCAGCGACGCTCGCACTACCTGTGGCAAGCCGGATGGAAGGCCCCGACTGCGATCCAAGGACTCGGCCGAGGTCACCGGTCGAACCAGGCATCCGCCCCGCTGATTCACCTGATCGAACCCGGCCTTGAGGGCTACAAGCGATTTATCAGCACGATCGCCCGGCGACTGGGCCAGCTCGGGGCACTCACCAAGGGCCAGCGAGATGCCGGCGACGGGGGGCTATTCAACGCCAAGGATAATCTTGAAAGCACGGAGGCGGTCCGCGCGCTCTCTCAGTTCCTGACAGACGCAAACAGAGGGAATATCGAAGGGATTGACCGAGCCTTCCTAATGACACGCATGGGGTTCGACAACCTGCCGCCTGGTGTTATCGGCCCCGACGCCGTCAACATGACGTCATTCCTCAATCGGTTGCTCAACCTTCCGCCGAAGCAGCAAGCCACTGTGTTCAGCGAGTTCTCCAATCGGCTCGACACGATCGTCGAAAAAGCGATTCAGGACGGCACGCTCGATCAGGGGATGGAGACGGTCAAGGCCGAGAAGATCGTCAAGGCGTCAGAGCAGACGGTGTACGAGCACCCGACCGGAGCCCAAACCAAATGGGTCCAGTTGACGCTCACGAAGAAGACATCGCCGCTTTCGTATGAAGGAGCCATCCGCACCGCAGCGACGTTCACCGGCACCCTCCACAGCTTTGTCCGCAGCAAGACCACGGGCAAGGTGTTTATGGTCATCGACCGGAATCTGGTCACCCAAACGAAAGATGGCAAGGTGACCCACGACGCGACCTTCGTTGGCGTTTTGGGGAGGTCGTACGGCCATAACCTAGAACAGCTCGACAACGCGAAATACTGGGAGACGCTGCCGCGGGGCGACGTCAAGTCACCACTGGACGCCAAGAACGCCTGGGATGCCGAGTTCAATGCCGCCCCCAAAGAGATCGACGAAACGCTGAACCTGCTGACCGGGGCCCTGCTTCCGGTATGGAAGAAGGTGATCGGCGGCCACAGCGTTGTTCGGGCTTTGACCCAGGACGGGGAAACGATCCTCGGCCGGATCATGGACGACCGCTACATCGATCGCACGCTGCAGAACTTCGGTGTCCGGCGCGATGGCGAGGCCGCGTTGCAGTATTCGCCCAAGGAGGCGATGCAGGCCGCATACGAAGGCGGGATCGTCACGCTGAACAACGGGTGGACGGTCAAGAAGCGAAAGATCGACGGCGAGGACAACATCGAGATCCATGGAGCCGACTATTCCAGCAAGCAGCTGATCGAGAACGCTGGCGGGTTCCAGCGGATGATCGACTACAAGACGCGGTTCTTCATCCCGTTCGGTGACACTCAGGGGCAGACGCTGAGCAACCTGGCTGACTCGTTCGCAATCGAATCGGTAACCCTTCCGCAGGGCGTCTCTCGCGCATCACTCGGACCGGCCGCCAAGACTCCACCCACCCCGCCGAGTCCGCCCACGCCACCAACACCTAAACCGCCGGCCGAGTCAGGCATGGCGAAGCAAATCAGGCAGGGTGACGTGATCCCGCCGGCAAAGGACAGCGCCGTGCCGCCGCCCCCTGGCGTCGATGCGTTCATCGCCCCCGACAACGATAAAACGGGATCGTTGTCTTCGGCAAAGCGTCAGGTGCTGTCGGCGACGGACCTCATTGACGACTACGCGGTTGAATCCGAAGACGTCAACACGCACGTCGGACCCGACAAGGCACTCGAGAAGTTCTGGGAGTCGGCTCGCCGCGGGCTGAGCCGGAAGCGGATGTGGGAGCGAATCAAGGAGACATGGGAGGCCACACCTGACTTTATCGCGAGGAACTTCGGTCGCGGTGGAATGGAACACCTGCCACGCACGAAGCAGTTCGGCGAAGGCCGATCTCTGCTGCGAGTCTGGAAAGACGCCGTTGAAATCGCCAAGTGGAAGACCGGAGAGCTGTTGCGCCGCACCACCGGCGGGTTGTCCGCAGCGGATTACGACCTATTTTCGCGAGCCGTTATCTTTCGCAACTTCCGCAACCGCGAGGGGGCTTTGCCGTTCGAGTTGGATCGCCCCCGTGCCGAGGCCGAGCTTGCACGGATCGAAGCCAAGGTGCTGAAGAACCCGAAGGTCCAGGCCGCCCTCGAGTTCCGCGAGAAGTGGCATGGGGAGATGAAGGAGGCGTACATCTACTGGCACCAGCAGATCGGCATCGACATGACCGATCGACTGAAAAAAGAAGACTACTTCCACCATCAGGTGCTGTGGCATTACCGCATGAAGGAGCCGACGACTGGCAGCAGCAAGGACGCTCAGGTCGACATGCAGCGAGGCTGGCTGCGCCACGAAACCGGCAGCCCGCTGGCGATCAATGCGAACTATGTCCAGGCGGAGTGGGAGGTCGCAACGCAGATGATCGCGGACACGATCCGGGCAGAGGCGTTGGCGAAGCTGACCACAGAGTACGACACGATGCCGGAACTCGAACGCAAGGCAAAGATCAAGAACATGCACTTGCTCTATGGCGGGAAGAAGCAGTACGAGCACGTTCTCTACCTTCGCGAAATGCGAGCCCAGGCCGACCCGGAAGATCGCAAAATCTGGTCGCAGCAGTTGCGCGACCTCGACCCACTGTTCGGGTTCCGTCAGGACATCGCGATCAAGAGCAACGCGATCCTGAACGAGGAACCATGGCTTGCTGCCCTGCCGTCCGCGTCGTTCTTTAAGGAGCTTCGTCGCATCTCCGTCGACCCGAAAGACCCGTCGGCCGAGATGGCGAATGGGTTGCTCGGCGCGATCAAGCGGCAGGAAATCTTCATCGAGGAATCGATCGGGAAAAAGAATTACCAGACCTGGCGAACTGTGATGCCCGACACCCACCGGTCCGCGGCGATTCGTCCGGGCCGGGCGTTGTACCAGGCCTACACGATCCCCGAGCAGCTTGCGAACGAGCTGATGGCAAACCATGCTGCCGTGGTGGGAATCCAGGCGGATGTCCTGCGCGAAGTCTTGGTCATGGGGCATGAGTACACGCCCATCGTTGTGCCGAAAGAGATCGCGGCACAAATGGAGGAAATGTCCAAGATCCAGAGCAACAGCTTGGCAGCGGTGGTTGGTGGTTGGTGGAGACGAAACGTCACCTTCAACTTCAAGCGGTTCGCGTTGCTCAGCCCCGAGCGGTTCGTTAAATACAACCTGCGGAGCCTGTCGGAAATCGACAAGGTCGTCAACCTGATGCCCAAGGCGGCAAGCGTGCCGTTGATGATCCAGGCCGGGAAGGAGCTGTTTGCCGTCTACCGGCAGCACGACAAGATCACTCCGGAAGTGCGGTTGTGGATGGAGCTCGGCGGCGCCCAGTCGCTTCACCTGCCTAACGAGATGGGCGACCTGAGCGCACTCAAGGAGTTCGAGCGGTTCTTTGAGGACGAAAGCGGCTGGGATAAGGTTCCAGGAAAACTGTGGGCGGGGTACTGGCGGAAGGCCGGCGCGCTCAGCAACTACCGCGAATCGATCCTGCGATATTCCGCGTTCCTGGCCTACCGCAAGGAGCTCAAGGAAAACGGCGGAAAGCCGATCAGCTACGGGGGATCAAACCCTGCCGAAATCGACGGCATCCGCGACATCGACCGCAAGGCCATGCGGTTATCGGCGGACCTTCTAGGTGACTATGGAGACCTCTCGCCGGCCGGCGCAATGCTCCGTGACGCTGCGTTCGGTCTTCCGTTCGTGTCGTTCACTGAGCTGAACTTCCGCACCTACATGCGGGGGATCGCAAACCTGGCAAACCATGAGCAGTCCGCGACCGCCGCCGGCCGGACGCTGGCTAAGGCGTTGGGGGTGACCGCGGTCGCCCAGAGCCCGTACCTGGCTTACAGACTGGGCCGGATCTACTTGCTGGCGTTCGGTGCGCAGGCGGTGTTGACCACGATCAACAACCTCGCCTTCGCCGATGAAGAGGATGAACTTCCCGATGAGATCAAGGATCGCCCGCACCTGACGCTCGGCCGCAATGCCGACGGGTCGGTCCGGTACTTTGACCGGCTTGGCACTTCCACAGACTTCATGGACTGGCTGGGGCTCGACTCGCTGGACAAGATGGCAATGCAGGTTGCCACCGGCCGCATGACGCTGTCGGACGTAGCCAAGGAGATGGTGATGTCGCCCACCAACAAGTTCGTCCAATCCCTCTCGCCGGCCGTGAAGGTGCCGATGGGGTGGATGACTGGCAAGGACACGTTCCCTGACGTCCGCAAGTCACGGACGATCCGCGACATGGGCGAGTTTACCTTCCAGGCTGCCGGGCTGGGGAACACCTACAAGATCGTGATGGGGCGTCCCAACAAAGGAGCCGGGGAGTGGCTTCAAAGCCTCGCGTGGTCAACCATCTCGAGCGGGTCGGCGGCATACTTCCGCACCCGCGATGAGATTCAGCGTGTCACGCAGAGGGGCGGCATGAGTCGCGATTCGATCACGCCACGAGACGAAGCACTCTACTACTACAAGCAGGCGTTACGGTTCGGGGACACGAGCGCGGCGAAGAAGTACGAGGCGGATTACAAGGCGGCTGGCGGGACCGACAAGACGATCATGCAGTCGCTCAAGATGCTCCACCCGTTGGGCACGCTGAGCCTCCCGAACGAGATCCGGTTCCGCGCCACGCTCGACGCAAGGGGCGAAGAAGAGCTGGCGAAGGCCGAAGCGTACTTCTACCGCGATCTGGTCACGCCCGAGCAGGCAGAAGAAATCAAGGCCCACCGCGAGAATCGCGTCAAGGACTTGGCCAAGACGGTCATGACACATGCCGGGCGACCCAACCCCGACACCAACAGCGACTACGAGACGGCCGCAACCAAGTACGAAGCCGACTATGCGGACCTCAAGGCATGGCTCGATGAGAACCGCGACAAGCCGGACGTCCGCCTGGCCGTCCGCGGCGTGCTCCGAAGCGATCGCTTCCAGACGATCGAGGAAGGCAACACGACCCCCCAAGGCGTCAACGAGAGCGGTCGGCATTACCAAGAGCGGGTCCGCCGCGCCGCCCAGGACAGTGCCAATGCGAAGCGGTGGCGGAAGTGGTTCCTCGACACCCAACCCAAAGCGTTGAATTGACACCGTGCCGCCTATAGACTCAGACCAAACGAATCGGCAGTCACTAATCCGGAGAATCAAACGATGGGCATGAACGATTGGAAAAGCATTGGACGCGGGGCCTTGATCGCGGCCGGCGGTGCTGTCATCACCTACGTGGCGACCGCGGTTATCCCCGCGATGCAGTCGAGCGGTGACGGCGTGCTGTTGGCCATCGCCGCCGCGGCGAGCGTCGCACTCAACTACGCGAGGAAATGGTTGGCCAGCCACGCCACCACCCCAACCAATGAATAAGCGACTCGCGGACCAACCTCGCGTTCAAGCCGAGGTTCAGAATTATCGGCCCGACCTTGCCGAGATGTTCGACGGCAAAATGAGCCGTCGCGACGCCCGGAAGCAGGCCCGGCGATACGCACAAAAGCGAACAGGCTTCGGCGTCGCCGAGATCTTGCTTTTTGTCCAGGTGCTGATGGCGCTCTGGACCGTTTGGCAGAAGTACCAGGAACGGCAGGCCAGCTTCACCGCAGCGACCAACACGGATGAAGATCCGGAGCTGACGGCCCTGGTTGCCAGTGTCGCCGAGGATTCCTCCGAATGACAACGTGGATTATCGGGGGCGTTGCCCTCTTAGTGCTGATCGGTGAGCCAGCCGTGCGATTCCTATGGGCAAACCGTGGGAAGCTGGCGCAGTTGCAGCAGCAGCGTTCCACCCGCAAGCAGTTCGAGGACGAACTCGACATCCTCCGGTCGGACGAATTGACCGAAGCCGAGAAGGAGGCGGAGAAGCGAGCCCAAGCGTTCCGCGCCGTGGAAGAGGTCGTTGCCTACTTCGATGGACTCGGAGATCAAGACGGTGCCGAAGAAGCCCGCGCCGCGGGTCGTCTCTTGTTCGGCAAACCGGCGGAACCGACCACAACCCGCCGAGGCTAGGCCATGTCGCTTGTGCAACGCCTCGCGCTGATCGCCCTGTTGTTTGTCGGCGGATCAGAGATGGGATGGCTTCCGCCCATCGGCGGCGGGGTGTTCAGCCAAAAAGTCGAGTTGATCGATCCCTGGTTCGTAATCGTTGAGGAATCTTCGGAGCGAACCGGGGCGGTCGCTGGGATCATCGCAGATGCGGCGTTGTGGGAAGAAGCGAAGTCGATCGGCATCCAGTACCGGGTGTATGACAAGGATCTGCCGGATGCAGCTCCATATCGGGCCACGGCGGACGCTGCGGGGCTCCCAGCCTACCTGTTCATCAGCAATGACAAATTGCTCCGCAGCGGCCGCCTCCCCGAGAGCCGTGACGACGTCCGCAGGATCCTTCGGCAGGAGTAACCATGGCCACTGAAACGATCGACGGACGCGACTACGAGGTTCCGGACCGGCCATTCATTACGGTTGACGGCGAGCAGTTCGCGACCGGGCTATGGATTCCGCATGAGCGGGAGTCGCAGATTTTCCCGATGTCGTCGCTCGCTGACTCTGCGGGCGTTCGCGACCACAAAGACATCGTTGAGATCCTGGCGAACCCGCACCGCACCCCCGCGGCCAAGATGTTCCCAGCAAAACAGTGGACGCGGTCGCAGGGGAGCGTCGGATCGTGTGCTGGGTACGCCGGGGCGTGGGCGTTAGCAAGGGCTCGCGTGTGGGCCGGGATGGCGCCGGTGTTTCTCAGCGGCGAATCGCTCTACGCTCAGACGAACGGGGGCCGTGATCGCGGGTCGGGCTTGGAGAACAACATCAAGGCGATGCTTCGGACCGGAGTAGCGCCGGAAGGCCTGAACACAGCCGGTAGGTTCTACACCGAGTCAAGCCTTCCCGATGCGGCCAAGAAAGAGCGGCACCGGTTCCGGGCCCTCGAGTACCATCAAGTTTCGACCCCGTTCGAGCTGGCGGCCGCGGCAGCTCTGCAGTTCGTTATTGGCGTGGCAATCCACGTTGGCGGCGCATGGCGTCGGCTGAACGGCGACGTGCTCGTGGGAAACAGTGGCGTGGGCAATCACGCGGTCCTTGTGGACGACGTCCGGGTAACCGGCACTGACCAGTACGACTTCCGCATGGTCAACAGCCACGGACTCGGCTGGGGGCTCGATGGCGTCGCCTGGACCCGCTGGGGAGCCCATTACGCATCAACCGTGAAGCACCACCTGTTCTACGCGATCAGGGCGGTGACACCTGATCCGACCGCACCACAACCCCCGAAGCTAGGAGCTTAGCCATGCTGTCCGCCTTCGTTCGAACCGTGTCGTCAACCATTTTGTTCATCGCAGCGTTATCCGGGCTTCTGAGGCCGCCGGTTGAGAGCTTAAAAGCGCCCGACCCCATCGTGGAGGCCGCCTCGCCGGCGGCCTCAGTCCCGGCCATTGCTGCGATCCTCACCGACCCCAAACCCGCCGTCGTGCCTGCCAAGCAGCCCGCGATGGTCAAGTCATGCTCGTGTTCCTCGCTTTGCACTTGCGGCTGCCAGTCCGGCCAACCGTGCAAATGCAACCTCAATGTCGAGTCGCTACATCAATCTCCGCCAGCCGTTTCGATTTTCAGCGGCAGTAATTGGTTGAAAAGCGGCGAGCCATGGACCCGCGCCGCTTTACTGAGCCATCTCTACACCGACGGCCAAAACCACGGCCGGCACGCACAGGGGTCACTTGACAGCATGTCGCTCGACCAGCTCAACGCGATCCACAACAGTGAGCACGAAGGCCAACGGGTGACTTATCCCACCACAATCCGGCAGCCATCGGCTAGAACTATCGTCAGCAGCGGATGTCCAGGCGGCCAATGTCCGCCACAACGTCGATTCCGATAGCCAGGACCAGCCAATGAACCTCCCAAGCACGGAAGTACACATGGACGCAGCAGCAGAAGCAGCCCTAGCAGTTGGCAGGGACCACGGATTCGGAGCGATGCTCAGCGTCGTGCTGTTGGTCGCTGCGGGGGTGGCTGGGTGGTTTATGATCCGCGCACACTTGAGGTTGGCGACACGACTGGCTAAAGCTCAAGAAAACTCATACGACAACCACGTCGAGTTCGCGAAACAAACGCAGGAAGCCACCAAGCAGATGGCGGCTTCCACGAAAATTATCGAACAGGCAATCGTGTCCATGGTCGATGCCGGCGCGATCAGGTCGCATGTCCTCGAGGACATCAAGCGGCGGTCCGCCCAAGTGCATCGCGCAGCTAAGGAGCTGGTCGAGATCGCCGCCGAGCACATGGAAAAGACCGAGCCACGCATCGCAATGATCCTCCGCCGGGTGGCGGAAGACCTGTCCAAAGAATAATTTTGCCGACCACGGTTGACACGGCGTCTCCACTCGGTAAGATTCGAGCACAAGGCCAGCAGCGTGCTGGCTCACTTCCCTTGAGGACATGAAATGGGCACCACCCAGGCAGCTTTTCTCGGGACGGTAAATGACGAACTTGGCACGGCCATCCACAATCTTACGTGGGATGAATACCGAGCAGTCCGTCGCGTAAACCCGTCGACCATTGTGTACGGCATGGAAAGCCGGAAGCACCTTCTGTACGCCATGACAGGCCCAGGGATGGAGCCGAGCAACGACATGCGGCTCGGCACTGGCATCCACGCATTGACGCTTGAGCCACACACGTTCAAGCGAGATTTCGCAGTCATCCCGCCGTTCCACTTGGACCCGGAGAACTGCACACAGAACGGCAAAGAGTCGAAGGCTACAACGACGAGCTATTGCCAAGGCAAGATCCGCGAGTTCCTTGAGGCCAACCCGGGCAAGACCGTGCTGACCGACGAGCAGTATCAACGAGCCCTCAAGGCCGTGATCGCATTGCACGCCAACCCGCGGGCGTCCGAGCTGGTGAAGACTTCGATCCCGGAAATCACGGTCACCGGGGTTATCGAGGGGATCCGGTTCAAGGGCAGGATCGACCTGCTGCAAACGGACACGATCGGCGACATCAAGACGACCGTCACGGCCGATCCGTGGAAGTTTAGCGTTCAGTTTCGCAACCTGCGGTACGCCCACAAGCTGTCAATCTATCGCGAGCTTGTTCGCCAGAGTCTTGGTCGATCGCTCGAGGTCGAGATCATCGCCCAGGAGAAGAAACCACCGTTTGACGCAGTGGTCTTTCCGGTCCCTGCCGACAAGCTGGACGAGGCCTTCGCGGAAGTCTGCAGCACGATCCTCGACTACAGGCTGGCAATGGAGACAAACCACTGGCCAGGACGCGACAAAGGCGAGCTGACTGTCTCGCTGCTGGACATCGCGTTCGGTGGCCGAGCCGGTCAGGACGACGGCGCGGCTTATGACTGGGACGCTGACGAAGTGTCCGACGAAGACCTTGCATCGGGGGACGAACTGTGAGCATGCGTGGAGCCAAGAGCCCAGGAATCGAGTATCTGAAAGCAGAAGACCTCGCCAAGGGGAATGTCTTCAAGGAGTTCGATCTCGTTATCGCCGAAGTGTTTGACGCCGGCCAAGCCAAGTCAGCCGACGGCACCCCGATCGACAAGCCGATCCTCGTGTTCAAGAACGCAAAGAAGCGATTGATCCTCAGCAAAACCAACCGTCGCTTGATGAACTATGCGACGGGATCGGACGTCCCCGCGGATTGGATCGGCAAGACGATCCGACTGCGGGTGTGTGTCCTTGAAAAGTGCCTCGGACAGACCAACGTCGCGGCGATCCGCCTCGCGCTGCCTGACACCGGGGTCAAGCCGTTCATCCCGAAAAAGGACTACGGGATGGTAGCCACAGGGCTGCCAATGTCAGCTGCACAGGCTGCAATCGCTGCCGAAGTCGAACGGCAGCACAAATCTCAGTCGACAACCGTTTCCACCACGCCCCAACCCCCTCAAAAAGAGGAAGCTGACCAGTGAGTACCGCCTTCACCAAACGAATCGCCAACAAGCAATCCGGCAAAAACCCATGGGACGGCAGCAATGTCGACTACTCGGTCGGGATCATTCCCGGTGAACTGGGGATGTCGGCCTTCCGGTCGCCCGATGTTCTCAAAGAAGCGCTGATGGATCGATTCGGTGACCTTCCGACATACATCGTCAGCCCCGGCGACGAGAAGATCGCTCAGAGCGCGTGCGGCGAGATCCGATCGTGGCGGGCCCAGATCGAAGCCCGCCGCCAGGATTTGAAGCGAGGCGCCCTCGAGTACGGTCGATTCGTTGACGAGGAAGCCAAGCGATGGTTCGCGGTTTTGGACGAGATCCAGAAGCCGATCGAGGACTCGCGGAAGGTCTACGCCGAACGTAAGGAGGCCGAGAAGCAGGCCCGGATCGCAGAGGAACGGCGGCGGCTGGAAGAAGAAGCCGAGGCCGCCCGCAAGCAGGCCGTCGAAGAAGCCTTGGCGAGAGCCGCTTCGGAGCGAGAAGCCGAGATGGCTGCCCAGCGTCAGAAGATGGCCGATGCGATCGCCGAATCGAAGCGATTGCAGGAGCAGTTGAAAACCCAGGCCGCGGAAGCCGAGCGGATGCGGCAACAACAGGCCGAGATGGATCAGCTCCGCGCAGAGCTGGAACAAGTCAAGCGGCAAGCCGAAAGGGATCGGATGCCCGTCATGGTTCTCGGCCCGCCACTCGAACCATTGCCAGCAGCAACCACCGACGACGAGATCATCCGGGATGTCATTTCGGAAGTCACGGACTCGCTGGTTGAGAAGTTGGGGATGATCGTCGAGCCCAAACCGACGATTGACACGGTGACGCCGCTGGACGATGATCCGATCGAGCCAATCGTTGCCATCGGTGAGCAGCAGGAGCGAGAGCGTGATGCCATTGACATCCGGACGTTTGTTAAAGATGTCCTTGGCCAAGCCTGGCTGAGGATTCCGGCTATGCGGAGTGATCGCGGCAAGGCAATGGCACGCGACATCGACACTCAACTGCGAATGCTGATGGACTCGGTCTTCCAGAATACCCGGCTGCTCGAAGCCCCGCCCGAACCGCCAACTCCACTCCCGATCGAAGTAAAGAAACCCCGAAGCCGCAGCAAGTAACCATGCCAGTCACTCCCATTGCCAGCATCACCATCCCAGCAGCCTCGATCAAAGGCGAGATCGTGAACGACAACGAAGTCCCGCAGTTGGTCTTTACGGCTGCGGACAACGAAACCGACGCGCTCGCGCAGTGCGAGGCCATCTTGCAAAAGTATGGCGATGCGGCATGGGAGAGCGCCGCGGCGATCGCGGAGATTATCGACCGTCGGCTCTATAAGACGGTCGGGTACGGCAGGTTTGCTGACTATTGCAGCGAACGGCTGGGCGTTCATCGGCAGACGGCTTACAGGCTCAGGCAGTCGCATGAGTTCATGAAGACAATCGCCGCGCAGACGCAAACGCCCGAACCTGAAGCTATGCCTGGCCCTGTTGATGACCCGGCTCAGAATGTCTCGGCGACGAGACATTCTGTCCAAGAATCGACACCAGAAGCAACAGCCATGATGGCAGCTATTTCACCATCGGCTGCCGCTGAGCTTGTCGGCCTTCCCGCAGCCGCGGCAGCCGCGGTTGTCGCCGAGCTGTCGGCTGAAGCAATTGCCAACGGCGGAGCAATCACCATGCGGGCAGCCCGAAAGAAGGCGAAGGAGGAAGCGGCAAAGAAGAAGGCGAAGGAGGAAGAAGCCAAGAAGGCCGCAGAAGCAGCAGCTAAGCCAGTCCTGTCCGAAGCCATGCAGGAAGTCGAGCGAGCCCTCGAGAACGGCGTGCATGGCCAGAAGGTGCTGCAGCAGATCAGAAACGCCATGAAGTCGCTCCGAGACCTGCCACCACTACACGGGCTCGACATCGTGACATCACGCAAGGACTCGATCCTGCGGCATCTCGAGTCGGCCGCGAACGCATTGTCGGGCTACCTGCCCGCAATGCCGTGCCCAAAGTGTGAGGGCAAAAAATGCCCGGACTGCGGAAACATGGGCTGGTTGAATAAATCAGCCCAGAGATCGATCAACCACCAACGCTAAGAAAGAGCCATGACCAATGGACCTAAACCAGAGCCTGTTCGATTCCGAGACTACCAGCTCGACGCCCTTGCCGACATCTTCGGTGCCTTCCGTATTACTCCAGCAGGACCACCAGACGACCCGGTCGTGCTTGCTTGTAGCAGCGACCGGGCTCGGGAAGACCGTGATGATGGGCGGTCTCGCGAGGCATTGGCCGCGCGGGAGAATCATGATGATAGCGCACCGTTTTGAGCTGAATCAACAGGCGCTGAAGTCGTTCGAACACATTTGCGACGAAGAGGTCGGGCTGGAACAGGCGGCGATGCGTGCGGACCGGTTCGGTGCCAGGCATCGAATCGTCGTCGCGTCCGTCCAAAGTTTGAACAGCCGCAGCAAAGGGTTCTACCGGTTCGAGAAGTTCGATCCCAAGGACTTCGGCCTGATCCTGATCGACGAAGCCCACCGAGCCGCTGCCGAAACGTACCGACGGGTGGTCGATTACTTCCTGAAAAACAACCCCGACTTGCGAGTGGTCGGGGTGACCGCCACGCCCGATCGCCTCGACGGGATCGGGATGGGGTGTGTCTTCCAGCAGGTTGTCGGAAATTATGACATCCTCTGGGGCATTCAAAACGGGTATCTGGTTGAGCCAGTCCAGCATTTCGTAAGGATTGATGGGCTCGATTTCTCTCAGATGGCGACGCGCGGCGGTGACTTGGTCGACGCCGAGCTGGCCGTTGCGGTGGAGGCCGAAGAAGTGCTCCACGCGATGGCTCAGCCAATCGTCCAGGTTGCGAAGGGCGAACAGGCGATCGTCTTCACGGCATCCGTTCACCAGGCCCACCGGCTTGCTGAGTTGATCCGCGACTATCACTTCCGCGAGTTCGGGTCGGTGTTGTCAGATACTGCGATGGCCATTGACGGGTCGCTCAGCCCGCAAGACCCGCGACGCAAGCAGATCGTGAGTGACTTCAAAGCCGGCCGGATCCAGTATCTGGTGAATTGCGGGGTCGCCACCGAAGGCTTCGACGCTCCCCGGGTCAGGTTGATCGCGATCGGGCGCCCGACCAAGAGCCGCGCGCTCTACACCCAGATGGTGGGCCGCGGCACTCGGCCGCTTCCGGGAACGATCGACGACGAAGGGATGGATGCCGCGTCGCGAATCGCTGCGATCAAGGCGAGTGCGAAGCCAGACTGCCATGTCCTTGACTTCATCGGCCAAGCGGGAAGGCACCAGTTAATTTGCACGACCGACATCCTGGCCGGCAACATCCCAGAAGAAACGCTCGAGCGCGCGAAGGAGATGCAGAAGAACGACTTCGACGGGTCGTCACTCGAAGCGATCGCGGCAGCACAGGAGGAAGCCAAGCGAATCGAGGAAGCGCGACGCAAGAAGGTCACGGTCGGGGTCCGGTACGAGCTCCAGCGAACAGGCGGAACGCTGTACGACCTCTCCACAGTTCCGACATCGTGTGCGATGCCCGGGTACATGACCCGCCAGCCGGTGACCGAGTCCCAGTCGCGAATGCTTGGCAAGCTCGGGTTCACCGACGCCCAAGTGTCAACGATGAACAAGAGATCGGCGAGCGCTGCGATCACCCACGCGATCGAGAACCCGAAGAACAGCTTCGGGAAGTTCTTGAAAGACCGCAAGGCTGAGGAAAACCAGATCCGCGAACGGCAAGGGGCGACACGATGACAATGAAAGAACGTCCGATCCTATTCAGCGGCCTTATGGTGCGAGCGATCCTTGACGGTCGCAAGACGCAGACGCGGCGGATCATCAAGCCGCAGCCGAGTATGGTTCATTTCGGCGACCACGAGGCACTCGGCTGGGAGGGAAATATCTGTGCAGATGGATGGCTGGGCGTCGGCGTGAGTCGCGTAAAGGAATGGGCCAACTATTTGAAATGCCCCTACGGCAAGCCCGGCGATCGGCTTTGGGTGCGGGAGACGTGGGCGCCGATGTCTACGTTCGACCCATCGCCTGAAACCGGTGCGGTTTACAAAGCCGATAATTACCCAAGCCAATCCGTAATTGCTTGCAAGTGGAAGCCATCGATCCACATGCCACGCTGGGCCTCGCGCATCACGCTGGAGATCACCGGCGTTCGCGTCGAGCGGTTGCACGACATCAGCGAAGCGGACGCGATGGCCGAAGGCGTCGAGCGGATCGACCTCAGCCCGCGCAAAATCAACGGCATGCAGGTCCATCCGCTGAAGAGTTCTTACTTTGCTGCCTTTATGGAGCTATGGCGTTCGATTAACGGCCCCGAATCATGGGCCGCCAACCCTTGGGTTTGGGTAGTCGAGTTTCGGAGGTGCGAGCAATGACACGAGCACGAGCAGTCAACCTGAACGATGCCAACCGCCGCGACCTCGAGATGGTCCTGATGGGGATGGCGTTCGCAGCCGGTAAGGATGCCCGTCGCGACCTAGCCACGGAGCTTTGCGCCGGCGGAGATGCGTCCCAGGGCGGTCTACTGAGCAAGGAGACGTCCACGATGATGTCAGCGATCGGCAGCGGAACCGTGGCGGACGTCGTCGAGTGGCTAGAGCTGAGAGGCGTCAAACTGGCGAAAGGCAGCACCGTCCAGACCGCGATCATCGAGCGGCTTGAATCGGTCGCCAAGCTATCCAAGATCCGCAGGCTTTGCCAGCGGCTCACCCAGTACGAAGCAATGTCTGCCGAGGAAATTGCAGCCATAGCCGAGCTAATCGTCCGATCCGGCGGGGAACCCGAGCCCGCAGCAACCACAACCCCCGAACCACAACAGGAATTACCATGAGTGCCCATGCACAAACCCACGTCGTCTTAGTGACCTACGGCGTGGTCCCCAACCAAGTGTTCGCGTTCAGCTGCGAAGACGGCGCCCGCGTGCTTGCAGCCGACGCGAAACAACTCGGATACCGCAACGCCCGCGTTGAGACCATGGAGAAATACCGAGAGCACATCGAAGCACAAAAGCGGCGGTATCAGTCCGCTGACCGTTGACACCGCGTCCCCCGTTGTTAGAATCCATCCGCAGTCCTTCACACAGGAGAATGACAATGCCGCAGACTGACACATCACGGATTTTGGAAGGGTATGAGGTTTTGGCGTGCTTGGCGTGGATGCGTGCCAAGGCAGCGCCGGGCAAACGGAAACGGCCGAGCAAGATGGCCGAACTGAACATGATCGTCTTCCGCCTGTCGTCAGCTTACGGTCTCAGGCGGAAAGAGATCGTCGGCTTGAACATGGGAGACATCACCCTGAGCGGCAGCCGGCCAAGCATCCATATTCGGGCCGCAATCACTAAGGCATCATCCACCGGCCAGCGGCACGGGCGTCGCGTCCGGTTGCGATGGGATCGCTTCGCCATGGCTGACGTTGCGGCTTGGTATCAGCGTCGCATCGCGATGGGTGCCCAGCCGACCGACCCGTTCGTCTGCAGCCTCAGCGGCAAGAAAACCGGCGAGCGGCTGAGCTGGGACAACGTCCGGCACCACTGGCGGACCGCCTTGACCCCACTCGGCGAGGATCGTGCCAACCAAGTGTCGATCCACCAGGGCCGGCATTCGTTCTGCAGCCACGCGATCGCAACGGGTCGGTCACTGTCCCAGGTGCGCGACGCGGCCGGTCACGCGAGCGTTGGGACCACAAACATTTACGCCCACGCGCTGGCGAACGACGACGATTTCCGTGATTTGTACGGGAGCGATCAGGCGTGATCCCGCTTTACTTCATCATCGTCGCGTGCGGATACGGATTTGACTACTGCGGGGTTGCTTCCGCAGACACTCGACCAGCCGCTCGGAAGCGGAAGCGGCGGACATCCAACCACTTTACCAAGTCAGCCGGCGGTGGGCGAAAGCCGCAATACCGACGGTTGCCAAGGGACTCGTTGTGAACGGCTTTCCACGGCGAGCCGGCCCGATCCAAAGCGAGGCTCATACCTCCGTGGTCGGGCCGGCCCCTCTTATGCTTCACCACCAACCAAGGAATCCGGTAACCAAAGTGTCAATCCAAAGTCTATCCCTCGCGAACATCGAAGAAATCGACGGCGGCAAGGTCGCAGTCGCTTTCGCCGTCGAGCTGCAGCACGTCATCAAGGACATGCTCGACCGACCCGGGGACAATCGCCCCCGGAAAGTCAGTTTGAACCTGGAACTCAAACCCCAGTGCGACGACAGCGGCACCCTCGCCGACGTCCAGGTCGCTTTCGACATCGCGTCGAGCGTCCCGAACCGACGGTCGAATGCCTACAACATGCGGGCCCGCCTGATTCGTGGCGGCGGTGCTCAGCTCGTTTTCCAGGCCGAGACGAACGATTTCGAGCAGCCCGCCTTGCCGTACGAAGCCGCCGAGTAATCGGCCGGCTTACTTCTGGTCGGGGCTTCGGCCCCGGCCTTGCTTCTATATCCCATCTGTAACTACCCATGCGCAACATCCACAAATATCAGGCCATTCCAATGTTATCTCAGTTCGTCGACTCGATTGTTCAGCTCGCCATCCAGGCCAAGAACGCCAAGGTAATCGAGCTCCCAGGCAAAACCCACTACGCCCTACAGGAGCCGGGCGGTGCGATCACCATCAAGCCCATCCCGCGACCACCAAAGAAGATGACCGCACACAACATTGCGGGCTTTGTCAAGCTGATGCAGTCCTACTTGGCAGCCGAGGACGGGGTGACCCCAAACGTCTCATCGCCGATCATCACGGTGGCTGATTGCCACGCCGGCAACATCCTGGTCACTGGGTATCCGGCTGGCTTAGTGCAGGAGGACGCCATTGAATTGACCATCTCGCCAACCCCCGAGTTCAGGGCGATGGCATTGCTCGAAGACGGCGTAACGATCCCAGACTTCGTCAAGATCGTCCGCCGCGACCTATTTGAGAACGTCCCGCCGTCGTTGCTCAACCAAGTGCGATCGATCGACTTCGCCGAAACCTCGCGAACCGCCATGGTCGTGCAGGGTAGCGGGCGGGAATCGATGGGACGCTCCGTCGAACTGCAAACGAAGGCTTCGGGCCAGGACGTACCCGATGCCGTTCCCGTCCAGTTCCCGGTCATCCAGCCGGATACGCCGATCCCAGGTCTCATGGATTGCGAAGCGATGGCGATCGTGCAGATCGACACGAAGAACCAGAAGATTTCCCTGGTCCTGCCCAAGAATGGGCTCTGGAAAGCCGTAAACGAAGCAGCCAAGGCAGTCGCCGCCGAGCTGCAGGTAATCTTCGATCGGCTGACCGAAGAAGGGACCATCAACGTCGTCAGCAACGATGTGATCCGCGTCGTTTGCGGCCGGTAGTTCTCGACGCGATTCAGGGTTGACTCGGTGTTCACGCTGGGTCAACCCGTGGATCTCGAAACCATCACCAATCAATTTTCTACAAACCATGAAACCACAGCAAAAGCCAGCCGCCGAGCTTCACCGCGGCGACCGTATTCCAGGCTCCCAGTATTACCGCGAGTTTTGCGGTCGATGCGGAACACCCATGCGAGTTCCATTGTCAGCAATCGAATCGAACCTGTCCGGCCAATGCGAGAGATGTGATCCGCGCCCGCTGGCGACCACAGCAGCAACCGAAGACGATTCAAATCCCGGGATCGAAAATGCCGTCCGGGCATTGGAAGACCAGTTTTGCTAGCGATTGCCGCTGGCTTGATCGAACAGCTCTGATTGCACAGCGGGTCAACCACCCGGAAAGCCGAGGCCAGTAGGTACAGCGACAAGTTGGTTGGCAGGGTGCCATCGGAGGCACAAGTGACCGACCGTTCCCGCTGGTGTGCTCTAACGACTCCGACCCGCGGTCAAGAGGCCGGCGTGTAGGAGTAGGGTTCGCCCCGCTTGGAAGCACGTTAAATGATTACCAAGCCGTTGCTGCCGTGGCTCGTCCCTTATGCCAAGCAGCACGACTCCCAGGCTGAAAAGTCTGGGAGTCGTTGCGCCTGGACTGAACCCTTCTACCAAGCGTGGGGACGGGTGTCAGTCCCGGTCGCGATAGGCCTGAACGTGCTCGGGGGTGCGGGTGTCAGACGTGATGCGCGGGTCGAGATACGATTCGGTTGTCCGCGCGTCCCGGTGATCGAGGGCACGCTGAGCATCACCACCCGCCGCGTAGACTGCGGTGGCAACTGTCTTTCGCAACCGGTGGAACTTGCTCTTCCGATCGGCCGGCAACCCAGCATGAGACAGGACCATCCCAAACCGCCGCCAAAGGCATCCCCGGTTGTGGGGCCAGGCGAACACGAGCGGACCGGGTTGATACTCTCGCAGCTTTTGGATCGCGACACCCGTAGCGTCGCTCAGGCGGAACACTTTGTCGCGAGTCCGCCCCTTCCTCGCCTCGGCAGGGATTGCGAGGAATCCGCCGTCGCGGCTCAACCAATCCCACCGCAGTTGCATCACCGCACCGATCCGCTCCCCGGTATCGAGAAGCACCAGGAGCAGGGCGTTCCAGAAGAGCCCGGCCGGCACACCACCGATCCGCCCTCGCTCGCGGCACGACTGGGCGAGCAGGACGCCGCATTCGCCGGGCAACCACGCCACAGGAGCCCGCTGGGGCTCGCGTAGCTCACGGACATCCGGCCATGTGGTTTTGTACCCGTGCGTCGTCGCGTGCCGCCAGATAGCGAGCAGCTGGGCTCTGTCCTTGTTTGCGGTGGCTGGGGAGCGTCGAGCGGACATCCGCTTCGCCAGGTGCAATCGGATCAGATCGTTCGTCAGATCGTCGAGAGTGGGCGGCCGGTCAATCGTTTTGGCGAAGGCTGATATGGATAACCGGTACAACCGGACCGTGTGAGGGCTCGCGTCGAGCAATCTCGACGGGACGTAGACGGAATCAAGGTAGTCGCTGATGAGCATGGATGGTGCCTGTCCAGTGTGAAGAGTTGTCGATTGGTGATTTACCTCACGGCTCGGGCCGTGGCGGAAAAAACCAGAAAAAAGTTTCGTACAATGCAACTCCCTTCGGCTCCACTTGAAATCCGTTTTATCCGCCCTTATGTAGTCTCGAAGGTCTCGTTTTTACGGGTAATCCGCAAAGTGGATTCCCCTTAACGATAAAGACATTCGGCCCGGCTCACGCTAGCCGTGCCGAACATCCACCCGCCATCGGTTGACCAATGGCGGGATCCTTCTATGTTTGTAGTGAATCCCCTGACATCGTCATCAGGCCTTTCACTACAAACCTTACCTAAAGGACCGGTATGGGCCGCTCACTAGCAGCCAATCGTTCTGTCCGATCCGCGCGGGTGCAGCGAGCTTCGGCCGATGATATTCAGGACGGTGAAATCTGGGTAGGCGAGGGATCGGTTTTCGATTCGCCATTTTTCGCCCCAGAAATGGCCGATGCGATGAAAATTAAGCGATTCCGCGACTGGATTGTCGCCGGCCCGCGGTCAAAAAACTGGCTAGACGGCGACGCATCGCAGTGGATGACGCTGGTGCTCAGTCTTTCAATGCTAACCGGCAAGACACTGGCAAGCAATCATCCGGTCGATTTGCCTTGCGTGGCCGACGTATTGGTTGAGATGACGCCAATGCCAGGGCAGCGGCCGATTATCTCGTGGGCTTTCGAGCCCGCTTAGGCTTTACCGCGGGATCCGCGGGGAGGCGACCACCTTCCCGCGGGACTCCCACGGTTGATTGCCGGCGCCCGCGTTCCAGTACCTGACGGTCGATCCCCATCATCTTCTCCATGATCTCGAGTCGAATCTCGGGCTTGCCGTACCGGGCGATGAAAGCGACGACGCTCGTGAGGTCGTACGCCTGAAGATTGCCCCGGCTTACGTGTTGAGAAACCCCGGCTTTCGTCAGCCCGGTGATCTCCTGCAGATCCTTGTACGTGAACGAAAAGATTTGTGGTGCTGTGGCCATGGGTCGAACTTCTTGCTCGTGTTGGGTCCGCGTTGTGAACGGGTCGATAACTTCAACCCTAGTCAAGAAGAGACACTGAGTCAAGCGTTGCCAGTAATTACGAAAACAGCCCGCCGGTTTACAACGCCGGCGGGCTGTTAGTTTTTACGGTCGTTTTACGGTCGATTTACGACAGCGCCGCGCCAACATTGACGACCACGCGCCAGAACAGATCGGCACCGATCCGCACCGCCAGTAGTTCGACCGCTTCGCCCGCCGCGTCAAACGTGATGATCGTGTTGCCAGTCGGATTGATGGCCGCGCTCGACGTGATGACGCAGTCGCCGCCATCCACTTCCATCGCGAGCGTGAGCCGCTGGCCAACGTGCGAGGGTCGCGGCAGCGTCCGGGTTTCGGCGGCGGCGGTGATGATCGGGGCATAGGCCGGCGATCGGTCCGCTCGGATGGCTTGGCCGGTGTACGTCCGCGCGAGCTGTTGCGGAGCGGTCAGGAGTTCTTCCAGCAGATTATGGGCAGACATTGGTGGACATCCGTGTTTGGTGGTTGGTGTTCGCGAAAACAGAAACGGCGAGTCTAGCCGACTCGCCGTAGAAGTTTCAACGCTCTTTTGCGGTCCGACGCATCGGGCTCGCATAGCCAAGTGTTAATCGGCCGGTGCGGCGGCGGAGGCTAGCGGCGGATAAAGGCCAGCCGGCTCCACTTCCGCACCGTCGTGAAACACTTTCCCGGCCCACGCGATCAAGCCATCCGGTGCCGGAATGATCCGTCGCGAGGGCGGAACAAACCGGCCGACGATGCACTCCACGAAGATGAGCGGTCGCGGTTGCGGCTTCCCGGCTTCATCCTGGCTCAAGATTCGACCGAGGACGCCTTGCGTCCCCTTCGTGGGGCTTTCCCCTTCCAAACGGCCGGGAATCAGCACGGGAAGCACTTGATACTCAGCCCGTTCACAGAATTGGTAGTGCTCGGGCATCGCCAAGCCGACGACACGATCAGCCGGAAAGTCATCCGGTAGCTCGATGGGCGTTGGGAATGCGATCACCAGCTCGTTGTTGCTGATGAGCAGTTTTTTGGCTTGTGTGCTGGACAGTCGATAGATGGTTGCGAGTCGCATGTTAAAGCGTGGTGTAGTCCCCCGCTCAGATTGTAGCAATGTGGTCATGTTGAGACAGCCCTCTGCAAGCCCGAACCAGGAGATTTTTTGAGCCGAAGGCGGGATGCCGCACCCAGTTCGTAAATTGCGATGGCGAACAGGTTGGTGACGACCCAGACCGCGCCGTTTCGAAGGTAGATCGCGGTCGCCGAGTCCTCAAGTTCTTGGCCGAGGGGGACGCCCCCGTAATGCGATCCGAACCGGAAGAGGTCAACTAGCGTCGATTCGTACAAACCGTTGGAATCAGTTCGCGTAATCACGTTGGCACGGTCGAACGCCCGGTCAGCTTCATCGCCGAGCCACCAGCCTTGTTGCTCAGCTCGCGGGGCCAGCAGATCAGCCCGGCCTTCGCAGATCGACACAGGGCCGAGGTCAGCGTTGCGAAAGAGCGGGGACCAAACACGTTGGACCCCTGGCGACTCGCAGCCGCAGTTGCAGGTCTCAGTCGGCATCAAAATAGCTCAGGTTGGAGGATGCGGGTTGTTATTTGATCGTTGCTTGATGGTTGCTTGATGACCGATATGGGATTCCCCATGTCGCCCTTAACCAGCAGCAGCGCATCGATCGCTTTACAGAACGACGACGCGGTGTAGTCGTCATCGGTTGCTGGGGTATTGTCCTCGCCGCCGGGCAGATCCCAGCGGGCGACAAACCGCCGCGGCGCGGTCAGGGTTTGATAAACCGTGAACGCCCGCCCGTCGTGCTTCTCGCGGTGCCGGATTTTGAGGTAGTGATAGTGGCTCATGATCCCCACCCCACGTTCTTACTCGCCTGGACGGCAGCGTCATGCCCAATCTTGCGTCGCAATTCAGACATGCGGTCAGCGAAGTACGATCCGCGCTCGCCTTGAAACATAGGGTTGCCCAGCGTGGCAAACCGCCAGCGTCTCAGCAGTTGCTCGTATGTCATCGCGTCGATCTCAGCCTTGACTTCGGGTGTCAGCTTGCTCATTTGGTTTCCTTGGTGGTTTCGGGAAGGAGTTCGAAACGGAATCGGAATCCGGCCTTCACGATCCGCACATTACTGGGGACGTAGCCGTCTTGCTGGCGAACGATCTCATTCGCCTTAGTGACTCGATAGTTGGTCGAGTAGTAGTAGCGGTTGATGATCCCCTCGATCCCCTCGCGTGTGTCGGACGATCCCAGCAGCTTGGGCTTGGGCTTGCTCATCATGTTTCCTCGTGTGAAGTCGGGCAGGTAATACCAACCATCCCCCCGCGCCAGCATCAGCCGGCGCAGGGGGCAGGCAGGGGCTACTTAGCCTTGACCAGGGTCAGGACAATCACGGCCCTCGGACGAGACACGGCGTCAACCGTTGCAGCTTCGGCCGCCAACCGTTCCTCGGTCAGGGCAGCAAACCGCCCCGGCCCGAATACGCGATCGAACGCTTGATCCGGGGGCAACCCGGCCGCTATGTATTGCTCCAATAGCGTGTGGGCGACCATCTCCTTGAACGCTTCGGGGGAGGGGTAAACCTCAGCCGGGTCGATCCCGGCCGCGATGCAATTCTTCATGACCTTGACCGCCAGCTCATGCAGGGCTTCAGCGTGGGCGGGGGACGTCGTAACTTTCGGCATGACAAAATCCTTAACAGGGACAGGGACAGAACTACAGGCACATCACGCCGGCTTCAATATCCTGCAGCGCGGCGCGAAGGTTGCTCGAATGCTTCTTCAAAAGCGTCTCGTACGATGTCAGGGGCTTGCCATCCAGCCCCTCTTTCATCGCCACCGCTTTCGCAAACTCCGCGAACGCCTGGCGATTACCAAACGGGGCCAGCGGCAGGACGGTACAACGCGACAGCAGCGGGCTCGCGTCGTCGTAATCCTCGAACAACGACGCCTCGCCGGCGCGGGTCGTCGTAAATAACCAAACGGCGTGGTCCGGTATCCGCTCCAGCGTATCCAACAGCGTTCGGATAACGTCTTTGCGCAGTCCGTGGGCCTCATTGATTATCACGGCGCGACCGCGCTTCTCGCCCATGCCAATATGGTTCGCCGATCGTTCCAGTTCCAGCACGGCCCGCGGCCCGGTCAGCGTCGATGCGTTGATTTCTTCGATGCAAAAATCGTCGCACAACTCGGCCGCGATCAGCTTCGCAATCGTGGTTTTCCCGGTGCCGGGCTGACCCGACAACCAGTAGGCGCGACCACCCAACCCGGTTCGAGATCGCAGCAGTTCAAGCGTTTTAATCGCCTTCTCTTGGCCGATTACTTCGCCGAATGTCTTCGGCCGATACTTCTCAGTAAGTGCTTTCATGGTCGTTTCCTCGGGTTTCGAGTTTCGGGTAGGTGTCAACTAAAGACTAGGCAACGGGCGGCACCGTGTCAACCGGAAGGGCGTTCTTCTCCCTGGCTTTGGCGATGATCCGCGCCATCAGTTCAGCAAACCGGGCGGCGCTCAGTTCCTCGGCCTTGATCCGCAGCACGCCACGGAAAAACTCTTGATCCTCGGGCGCAGCGATCAGCGGAACAACGCGATTCAGAATCGATTCAATTTGCTCGGCGGTCAGCTTCGGGGGGGCCATTGTCTTTTTGGGCATTGTCGGTTCCTTGTGTGAGACGGTTCAAAACTGCAACGGCGCAGACGTTCACCCGGCGCGAGGGGACGCGCCGGGCTCTACGTGCGAGCCGGTTTTCAGTTTTCCGAAATTCGCTCGATCTCGCGGGCTAGGTACTGCTCGACCTCTTTGCGAACCGATGCCAGCAGCCGATCCGACAACGATTGCGGGTTAGGCCACCAATCGAAACCGTACCCATCATCGTCGATCCACGCGACCACGGCCCCGCATCCCTTGTACTCACCGACCTTGACCGCGATTCCGCTCAGTCCGTCCAGATCGTCCAGATACTCGTAAACCTCGGACGCATCCGGCTCGGGGCAATCGACCTTGTAATCCCGGCAAAGCGACTCCAACCGCTCGATGATCCCGTTGCGAACCGCCTCGGCGATCTCGGCCGCGATGTCGAAAGCCGTGAGGTCGTCATCCTTCTCTAGCGAATGGGCGGACATCACCGACTCGTACCACTCAGGGACCATCCACGGCTCGATATTGATAGCGCTCCCACCCACGCCGTTGCTGATTTGGATGTTCGAGCCGCAGCCGCTACCGCAGCCGTTTACCCGCAATCGCCCGCCCTGGCTGTCGCCATCGCAAACGGACCAGCCACCGGGCTGGGCATCGCCCCACAGGGCCAATCCGCTGCCGTCCAGATCACCGCTCGCGCCGGGCTTCAACCAGCCGCAGAGGCAATAGCCTTCCACGGTTCGCTCGTGTTCGCCGATTTTGAACGTAACCTCGTAATTCGCGTAGCCGTCGCTGTCGATCTCGGCTTGCGATACGCTCGTGATCTCAATCGGAGTGACGGCCCGTTCGACGTCCGATTCGTCGATCGTCACGTCATTGCCGCAAACCGTCAGCGTCGATCCGTCATCAAGTGTCCAGGTAGTTGTCCCCGCGTCCCAGTCTTGGTCCTTGGGGAAGCCACCCGCATCTAGCACGGTCATCAGATCGCTCGCGACCGGGTATTCGGCCGCCATTTCTTTCGCAACGCTCATTGTCGTTTCCTCGGGTTAGAGTCTCTTTCAGTTACCGGACGGTCCGGGCGCTCGGCCGGGCGCGCCATCGCGCCGGGCTCCGCGTTCGAACCGGTTTCGGTTATTCCGAATAACCGACCACCATCACAATAGACAGGCCTTCCGCGAAGCAAACCGGGCACTCGTTACCGCCGTCGCCATCGCTCTCTTGCGTATGGTCACATTCGGGGCACACTTCGACCAATTCATCGTCGTCGGTGATGTCGCCATAGTCGCAATCGACGTTGCCGACACGGTTTCCGTTGATGTCGCGCAGGTCATCCCCGTCGTACTCGTACAGGCCGTTATGCTCGATTCCCTCAACCAACTCGGTTAGGATGCGGGCAACCTCGCCGATCGGATCGTCCGCCATGGCTTGATTGTCGAAATTGTTGATCGTTACTTTGAAGCTATTGATTTTCATTGTTCGGTCTCTCGTGTTTCGAGGGGGTGGGTGGTTATCGCAATCCGATTGTGTACTTCGTCACAAACGACCAATAGGGGCCAGCCCCGTGGTCGAATTGTTGGGCAAACATCCCACCGCGTTCGATGTTGCTCTTGGTCGATTCAACCCGCTGGGCGAGTTTCGGACGGGTCAGCCCACGGATTTCGGTCCCAACCCGTTCCCCGGTTTCGAGTACGTAATGCACTTCCACCGAATAGCGAAACCTCGCGGAGGCCGGAAGCAACTTCGCCATGCCGGCGCCGATGTCCTTGACCTCGCTAACCAATTCGACCTGCACGATTCTCACTTCTGGCGACATAACGATCATTTGATCTACTCCAAGGCTTTTGAATGATTCCCGCGACACAACGTCCATTTGGCTTACTCCAGGGCTTGTGTTAATTCCCGCGACATAGCAGGGTAGGACCGGCCGCGACGAATCACGGCCGGGCGAACCGCGCCATGGCACGCTACACAACCGGCAGGGCATTCGGCTTTGCGTTCGCCCGATCTACCCAATCAGTCCGATCGATGCACAGTCGGCAGGTTTCGCACGTCGCTTTCGCGGCCCGTTCGCGCTCGGCCGGGCAAACGACAATCCCGCCGATCCGAACCGCTTTTGTCTTGCGTCTCACGCGAAAGACCATATCGGCCGATCCTTTGGCCGGAATGTCGGTATCATCCACCGCCATGTACGCCCGTTTGCAATCAGCCCATCGCGGAGGGGTTTCCATGGAGCGATCAAAACTCAACCATAGCTGCGCATTCTTCAGCCGCGCGAACGCTCGCAAGGATGATCGCATCGCGAGATCATCGACCGACCACGAACGCGAATAGGCGTAGAACCGGGTTTTCGGCCGGGCCTTCGCAATCGCCCGCCAAGCATCGACATAAGCCGCGCTATCAAAATCCCCGCTGGTGTGAATACGGACAGCCTTGATTCGGTGCATCGCAATCTGAGCCGTTACGCTCGCGATCCAGTCTTGCAGATGCAACCGCGCCGCCATGTTGGCCTCCAATCGCGTTTGTACGTTGGGGAAGCGATATCGGTGCTTCAGCGCGTAACAAGCCAGAACGCATTCAGGCGACCGGCCGGGGCACGTAGCGACGGCCGGCAATCCCCATTGCCAGATCCCGTCTTCGCCTAGTTTCGAGTTGCCACGCGAGAGCGGCAGGTACATCGGGTATTTCTTGGGCATTCGTTGTTCTCGTGTTTCGAGGGTGGAAGGGGACACAGTGTCGCCTCTAGGACGCATCGCGAATAGAGATCGTCAGCCCCGTGCCATCGCCATAGACGATATGGTCAAGAATCTGGATCCCCATCATTCGGCCGAGATCCGTCATCCGGTCGGTGACCTGCTTATCTTCACTGCTTGGGGTCGGGTCGCCACTGGGGTGGTTATGGGCGAGGATGATACTCGCGGCCCCGTCGAGGATTGCGGGTCGAAAGATGTCGGCCGGCTGAGCATGACAGCTAGAGAGCGTACCCACATGCACTACGTACCACTCCAGCGGATGCCCCTTTGTGTCGAGGGTCAACACACAGAACCGTTCCTGCTTTGTGTTAGGCAGGGCCGCGAAGTGTGATTTAGTCGCTTCACGCGCCAACCAAGTGTCGGTGATGCGGGTAGCCACTCGCGGCGCCCCGGCCGACTCGCGTACGTACGACCACTGGCCAATTGGCGTTCGGTAAACTCGTTTCGTTGCAGCCATCATTCAATTCCTTGTGTTTCAAGAGACAGGACAGAACCGGACGATCCGGGCGCTCAGGGGGCCAACTAGCACCCCCCTCGCGCTCGAACCGGACGATCAGACAACCAAGTCGTTCGCACGGGCGATCACCGCCAGGCCGGCAGGGGCCAACCAGAACGCCGCCAACAATTCAGGATCGGCCGACAAATACCCAGACTGCGAAACCGCTCGCATCGCATAGGCGACCGCATCAGGACGAAACCCGCCGGGGAAGGTGAGGGCAGCAACCACCCAGTCGCAATCTTCCTCAAGCCACGACCACGACCGAGTGAACGGCCGCCAATCAGGCATGATCGAGCCCATAACAGCCTCGGCCACCTTGGCGAGATCAGGGGCCAACCAGATCCCGCCATGACCCGGCGTCGAGACGCTAAACATGCCCGGAAGCAATTCGGTGGGGGGATTGTCAACCGCGCCCCACGGCGATTCCTTCGGGCATTTCGGGGAGAGTACAGTAACCATTGTCATGTTCCTTGTGTGAAGGGAGAGAGAGAACACCGAGTCAACCGTCAAACAGCTGCCGACCGCTCAGCCACGACATCCGCCATAGCCTTGTTGATCGCTTCGCCCAACTCTTGACCACGAGCGGTCAAGCTAACCAGATGCGACGGAGCGATCGTCACCAGCCCGGCATTGAGCAGCACGCCCCGCACTAGCTCCCAATTTTGCATATCACCACCGACACACAAATACAGGTGAGACGCTGGGGATGAGCCACCGACCTCGACGAGAGTACCGAGAATCGCGTAAACGGAAGCCTTCAGTTCGTTCTTATCCATTGTCATGTTCCTTGGGTGGAAGGGAGATAGAGAGCGTTTCAACCGCTGGGGTATCCAGCACCCATATCTTCGGCTTCCAACCGCCAATAGTCAACACAGCGTTGACGCAATCCGATGAAAATAGTCGGATTGTCGGCCGCTACACCGATCCCCACGGCCGCTACACCGATCCCCAGCTGGACAACAGACCTATTTTCGCCCACGCCCTCGGCCGACACCGATACCGATCACGCCCCGCAAACTGCCGCACAACCGCCAAGACTGGCCACCGCCAAGCCGATCCCCAGCGCCGCTGACATCCGCCACAACGAGCCCGAAGCGATCACCACGGCCGCCAAGAAGCCGAACAACAAGACGATCACGGTTGCAGGTGGAAGGGGGACAGGGTGGGGGTGCGCTTGACCATGGTCGGGGAGACGACCCGATCACCGCATCGGCTTTCCGCCTACACCACGCACACACACACACGCATCGAGGGCACGAGGGCACACACACTAGGCCACGAGCACCACGCACACACGCCACGAGCAGGGCCTTGACGACCACGCGCGCAAGATCCTACCCAATCCATAGGGAATCGGCAGGATTTTGCGCAGCACACAGCGACCATGGAGGGGGGCAAGGCATGACAACGATGGTAAGTGTGCCAAGCTGACAGCCACCACGGCCGAAGACGCTCGATGGACGATGACGATCGACCGCACAACAACGAAAGGGGGCCCCAACGACCGCCAAAAGTTATCCGCCAGCCCCGCCGCGCCGGGTTCCATACAGTAAATATCCCGCACGTCGTAATCCACAAAATTGAGGTTTTATTTTTTACGGTTTTGGGGTCTTGAAACTGGCCAAAACGGCAACTAACCAGGATTTCCGGACTGTTCGAGTGAAGTTCGGTAAGTTGGCGAAGTGTGGCAGGCTGAAAATGTCTCGGCGACGAGACATTTGCCGTTTGTTTTTGCATGTCGACCCGTGCGGGGGGGTTGACCGGGTCTGTACGGGGTTCAGTCGAGGTCGAGCATGGGTTGTTGGCACTGTGTCAACCTTTGGCCTTTTGCTGCAGTCGTTTCTTCAGCTTCCGTTTGAGCGACTTTTCGGCCAATCGGGCTTTGCGGTTCTTGGGCGGCTCGGTTTCGGGCCACTGGACGTGGTTGGTGGTGTCGTACGCCCATTCGTCGGTTACGTCCGCGCGGCTGTACGTCACCCGCGACGCGGTTTCTTTTTCGTTCACAGTTAGCACCTGTTGTCGCGGTCTTCGTTCAGTTGGCTGACGCTTAGCAGGAACGACTGCCATTCGTCGGGGGTTAGGCTGTCCTCGAGTCTTCCGGCGACCTCGACGAGCAGGTTGCCGAAGATGAACCCCTTGTCTGCCTTGCCTGCTTCATTGGGATGGTGCGACGTAGCGGATGACATCGAGACTTTGTGGCCATCGATCTCGAACCGAACGGAGAACTCGCACGTTGATAGGTCGCTCACGTCTTGTGTCCGATGAATGAGGCTACGTTGGGGTCCAGGAAGACCGACGACACGATTTCCCATCGTCGTTCGCCGCTGTCCTCTGCGCTGCGGGCTTCGTCGTCCGTCAGCCACGTTGTCCGGCAGTAATACCCTTTCCCCAGGTAGTCTCGGGCATCGCGATAGGAGACCGCTTCAAGGATCCCGAACCGATCGTGATCCTTCTTGTGGAGGTAGGCGAACCGTCGGACTTGGCGGTTTCCGCCGATGACTCGTTCGTTGCTCGACATGGTTATTCTCGGTAGGTAACGAGGACGGGGCTGGCATCGTCGGGAAGCATGACAGTGACCTGCTGGCCAGGCTTCCAGCAGAACGATTCCGCGATTTCCAGTCGCTGTTCGTCGGGACTTGTGCTTGGGTTGGGCTTGAAGTAGGAGACGAAGTTGCGGGCGGTTTCGCAGACGTCGAAGAAGCCGTCTCGCATGCAGACGCCGACGACTCGGTTTTCGACGTCTTTCTGGTATTCGAGTCGCGTCGGCTTCCCAGCCTCATCCCACGTGGTTGCAAAGTGGCGGGTAGTGACTACAGCGAGCCCGAGCATGTCGAGCTTGCCAGCCCATAAGTCGGCTTCGTCGGGCTCGTCGAACTCTGGTTCGCCATCCCGCTTGTAGATGGCGAGCGTCCCCTCTGCCGGCATGATCTGCAGGAGTTTGAACTGGCTGTGATCGCTGTATTCTGGCTTAGGCTTGGTCATGTCGTTGGTTCCGTGGTTGGTGTTTCGATCTTCCTGAATCGCTTCTCGAACTCATCCTTGGTGAACGACAGCGAGAACCCTTGTTCCTCGGGTGCGGTTGCGGTTACCCAGTAGTCGCCTGGTGGGCACTGTCCGTGGGGGCCGAAGACCGCGTTGAAGAACCGAACCGGCTCGTTGCTGGTGTTGTGCCAGCACTGGCATTCAAGGTCGTATTCGGTGTCTGTGTGCAGTCCGAGATAGGTAGGGCCGTCGGTCATAACTGGTTCCTTGGTTGGTGGTTGTTCAAACTCTCCGCGGCTGATCTGCAGCGGGACTTCCTCGCAGGCGCACCAGCCGCAGACCATGCCGCGCCGGAAGCCGCTCACGTAGGCGACGATCGCCCACAGTCCGGCGAGCAGCAGATGGATGACGGAGATTGCGTGTTCATTGGTCATCGCGATCCCAGTAGTTGCATGAGGTAGCTCTTCCCGTCGATGATCGGGACGTTGATGTGGAGGAAGTCACCGGACGGGCGCACGAGCTGTACGCCGTAGCCCTGGCACCAGTCGGTCGGATCCGAGTGTCGCCAGAGCGGTTGCTCGAAGCAAAGCGAGCCCGGGCACCAGGCCCCGATCTCGCCGTCCTTCACTGTCCGATCCGAGGCGGAGAGCAGCTTGTGTACGTGCCCGAAGACCACGTTGCCGGCGAACCGAGAGAGCATGGCGGAGGCGGCGTTCTTGCCGTGCTTCGTGCCGTGCGTGAAAAAGCAGTTGCCCAGCCGGATCGTGGCAGGGATGCGGCAGTCCATGTACCGCTTCCCTTGCTCCCAGTGGTGGATGCCACGCTTGGCGATGTTCAGTTGCGTTGCAACCCCAAACATCCGCTTGAGGTAGGCCGCGTCGATCTTGCTGCGGAGGGCTTGGGTGACACACCACGTCTCGATCCGGCGGTCGTGGTTGCCCTCGAGGTAGTGGATGGTGGCTTGCGGCGCGAGCGACTGCAGTTTGTCGAAGAACACGTTGGCCGCGGCGACGTCTTGCTCAAAGGTGTACTCCGCTTCGGCGACGTAGCCCCAGACGTGGTGCTGCGCGAGGAACCCGCCACAGTCGATCGCATCGCCAAGGTGGACGATCTCTTTCGGCTTCAGCTCGGGGATGTCCGCAAACATGGCTGCGGCCGCTTTGGGATCGATCATGGACCCGTGGGTGTCAGGGACGATCAAGCGGACAAAGCAGCCCTTGGTGGGGCGGGATTTCTTCTGGGTCGGGATGGAGAACTTGGCCTTGCTCAGGTTCTCGATCCGTTCCTGTTGCTCCTCGATGATCCGGTTAGCGGCATCGAGTCGACTTTTCAGGTCGTTCATCTTGGCAGACTCGGTGTCACCGCTGGCAATCCTGCTAAGCAGATTCTTTCCCATGCTCGCCCACCCACTTTACGAAGTTGTCGAACGATGATTGGGACACGTTCGTGGCAATTCCCTGCGACTGTAGGCATCGCAGAAACGCGACCTGGCTGCCCAGCTTTTGATAAGCAACGCCCTTTGCATTGAAGTCCAGGGCGACCTCGATAAGCTCATCGTACGTCTTAGGATCTGACTCTTGGAGACGTTTGTACCATGGCTGCGGACGCTTTGGGGCGACTGCTTTCATGGTCGCAATGCTATCCAGGAGCGATGGTTTTTTCTTTGCCATGGGCCTCTCGGGGGTTTTGTGGATATTGTGTACGGTCTCAGTGCTGCAATCCGCCGGCCAGGTGCTCCGCGGCTTCACGGCACGCCTGATCGACCGCACTGTCTTCGGGTTCCAGTGTGGGGAGTTCAATGTCGTTGCCGTCTGGGTCGAACAGTGTCAGGTCGCATTCGTCGGACGACAACGCAATCGCAATCGAGTAACCGGCCGGCAGGCAATTTGCGACGTGCTCGCCAATGAGATTCAAGGCGTCCCGCAGTTGCTTATTCATGTGGTTCGTCTCGGCGATGGCCCAAAGGGCTTCTCGCTGCCTTGCGATGGCGTCGGCGCGGAGCTTGTCAATGCTGGTCATGCTGTCCATGCCTTCATCTTGGTTGGAGCGGGTGGGTTGACGATGCAGAGATCATTGCCGTCGACGAAGAACAGCTTGTCCTTCTTGGGTCCGAGCTTGGGCGGCTCAGCTTCGGCAACCGGGCGAGGGACGGTGTACTTGTCCCGCTCTCGCCAGTAAATGACCGCGTGAAGCGTCAGGCCGGTAGCAGCCGCGATCGACTTCTGGGTCATCTTGGACGTGTCGTTTGTGCTGGCGAATGCGTCGAGCTTGGCCATCTTGGCGGCAGCGATCGCTTTGCGGTCTTCGTTCAGTAGGTGGACTCGTTCTGTGATCATGGTGTTGATGGAGTGACTTTGGGGCGATGGTGGAATGTCAGGTATCGGCTGGCTTTGTCGAGGTCTTGGTCGCCTCCCTTCAGCCGTTCGCGGAAGATGTAGGCGAGTGCGTCGCCCTTCAACCAGCCGCGGTACTCTTCGTCTGTCAGGGCGAGGCGAACCCAGTCGACGCATTCGATCGGGCCTTGGGTGTAGTGTGCCGGGATGTGGACCGGGTCATTGGTCGCGGTATTTGACTCGACCAGTGGCACGGTGTCAACTATCTTCATGGGCATATTCTTCCACTCATCAAGAGCCCGCACGTCAACACCAAAGGCATTCTTGATGAAGTCGGCTGCACGCTCGTTGGCTTCGCAGATCGGCGCACCAGCATCCCAGGCCGCCATGGCTACGTTACAGTGCCACGTCCAGGCGTAGTCGCTGTCCTTGAACATCGCCTCGCTTAGCGTTGCCATGGCGTTCTGGACGGGGGTCGTTTCGGTGACCGGCTCGACGGGTTCCGGCTTGGTTACTCGGCGGCGGCGGGGCGCGAAGCGGTTCGGGTCGAATGGTTTGCCAACGGAGTCAGAGTCAGCAGTTGAAGGGCTCCAAGAAGCAGGATGTGTCGAATCCTGCCACCAACCGATCCATTGTTCGTATTCGTCGTTCGCCGACATGATGTCACCCTGGACGAGGTAGTACCACTCGGGCTCGACCAACGGCGGCAGGTCGCAGGGCGGGCACCCCTTCTCGCGGCTGATCGGACCGCCACAGTCGAAGCATTCACCGACGCAGTCGTCTGTCACAGCCGGCTCGATCGGCACGCGGTATCGGTAGTTCGGCAGCAACGGCTCGCCGCGGACCAGCCGGTCGAACCATACGCCACTCCTGTCGCCAAATACCTGAAGCATCGGATTCTTGCAGTCGATGCCGTCGTGCCGGGCTTCACGCCAGCCGTCATCAAAAACCAATTCGGTAGTCACTTCGCAGTCCTCTTGAGGGGGTTGGTGTTCGTCGGCGGATCAACACGTCCGTCGGCAATGATTTGTTCAACGAGCGGCCACAGATCGCGGCGGACGGCAGCCGTTTCCGCCATGATCTTGCGAACCGAGCTGGGTTGCTTCTGCGGTCCGTGGTCGATCGGGTAATGCTCGCAGCCGGTGATGTACCCGCGCGGCGAGTCGATGATGTCTTTGCCGCAGATCGGGCAAGTGAAGTTGCTCATGCTGGGTCGCCTCCACGAAATCCGAACTTCCCTTCCAGCCAGCCAACGATCGGCGAACGCTGGGACAACATGAACGGATGGTCCTGCAATTCGTCTGGGACCGGTCCGTCGAGGATCAATGCGCCAAATCGTATCCGAGGGCCGCCACGGTCAACCAACCGATCCATGCACTCACGCATGGTCGGATAGTGCTCGACCGGAATCCCGAAGACATTAACACGAGAACCTGGCCCGGCGGGTGGCATTGGAAAACCTCGACCGGGCGGATCGAGAATCCTGGCATCAAGCAGCCGTTCGCAGGCTTCCGTCGTCATGACAACCAAGTCAGGCCGCGCGGCACCGTCACGCTGGCTAAGGCCCCGAATCAGCTTTCGAAGCGTCGGGCCGTCGGGTGTGCTATCGGTCACATCAGTACCAGTCATCGAGAAGGAACCAGCAAGTCAGAAAGCCAAAAGCCGTGCCGAGGACGAACCCAGCGGCAAGGCAAAGCATGTTGAGGATCATTCCCCGCCCCGTAAGCCACGGACGCGGTAGCTGACTTCACGCTCGACGGTGAGCTTCCAGGTGATGTCGGGATTGGCTTCGTCGCGGACCTCGACCTGGACAGGACGAAAGTCGGTAACACCAACCTTCGCGCCACAACTGAACCACGCGATGGCCTCAGCAATCGCCGCTTCGTTAAGCGAGACGTCGCCATAGTCTTCCCAGGCGCCATCCGCGCCGTCGCCAACGATCCGTGCCTGGCGGTTCAGCCGCTCGGTCCGTTGGTTCGCCAAGTGGTTGTAGATGTCGCGAGCAATGCTTGTCATGGTCGATTCCCTTGTGGTTCAAAAACTTACAAGCCGCAGGCCGGGATCGAACCGGCAACCTGCTATTTACAAAACAGCGGCTCTGCCAATTGAGCTACTGCGGCATCATTCAAGCGGGCCGGATTTGAACCGGCTTGAACCTGCCTTCACGTCACTTGTGATTTCAGCCCGGTTCGCACGGGCACGGGCAGGTCTGTTCGTGAGCCCTTTCCCACAGGGCCGCCGCCTGTCCTATCATCGAATCGGTCGGGAGTTAAACCCGCACGGACGACACCCGCGCCTGAACGACTGCTAAAGCCTGTGCCTTATTCTCTGTCTGCCGTTTCTAGGCTCAATCGAGCTTGCCGATTCGTTTTGTTCGGCTTCACCCACCGAACGAGAGGGACCAAAGCCAATGAAGGGCCGTTACGCCCAATGGTCCCAGGTTGCTGCCCTTGGCAATGGCAGCTATTCGCTCTTGATCGCGGCGGCCCTCCGATCACGTTCGGCATAAAAATGATCTGCCATCGCGAACGCCTGGCCGGAAAGGTGCTCAACCGGGGTGGTCACATCAGCGGCAGCCAGCTTCAGCAGCAGATCCTTTGCCAGTTCAGCGACTTTGGCTTCGCGGTCCAAGGCGATTTTCCTGTCTGCCTTAGCCTCCACCCGGGCCATCGCTTCGACCTGCTCATCATGCCATCGCTTTTCGCGGGCCTTCTGATCCGGATCTTGCTCACCGCGAGTCATTTCGTGCATTGACGCCATCTGATTGAGGATGCCGGGTCCATTGCGAGAGATTCGCGGATCTTGCTCGCCGCGGACGGGTGCGGCGGCGGCTTCGGGGAAGGTCATGGTCGGTTCCTGTTGAGTAGGGTTGTGGTGAAGGTCTTAGGTTCGCCAATCATTACAAAAGGCGACGCGGTGTCAATGGTCAGGTGAAAAATCAGAACGCGGTGGGGACTCTACCGCCGCCCACCGTCGTTGCGTCGTTCGGTCGACGGGCCGCCGGCGTGCCAAGACCTCCCCTCGCCACCGTCAGTCGGTCGGTCATGGAAGTCAGGGTGAGCTGGCAAGGTAAACTCGATCTCGGCGAAATTGGAAATGTCGACCAGATAGTCTGCATTACCGGTTTCCTCATACAACCGAAGCCGCTTCTTGAGGCTGGCGATCGCGTCGACCTTATGTGGGTAGGCGTCGCGGATCGGGCCATACTTGTGGTACGAGACCGTCATCGCCTGGTCTTTACGCTCGCGAAACTTCCGATTGATTTCAGATTCAACAATCATGAGAGATTCCTCAGTGTCGGCGCAGGTCGGTAGTTGGTGAGCCTAGAACGGAATGCCATCATCGGCGTATCGGGTTTCCGTCAACGATCCGAGCGTCGTTGGGTGCGACTCGAAACGCGGCGCCCCGCCACCGCCGTCGGACTTGCTGCCGAGCAGTTGCATCTTCTCACCAACGACCTTGAGCTTGCTCCGCTTCTGCCCGTCGGCTTCCCAAGTCTCATACTTCAACCGGCCCTCGATCAGGACCGGCGAGCCCTTCTTCAGGTACTCGTTGGCGATCTCGGCAGTCCGACCCCAAAGCGTTACATCGACGTAGGTTACCTCGTCGAACCATTCGTCTCCCTTCTTGACCCGCTCGTTGATCGCGAGTCCGAGATCGCCAACGGCAGTCCCGGCAGGGGTGTGTCGCAGCTCGATGTCGCGGGTCAGGTTGCCGACGATGATGACTTTATTGAAACTTGGCATGGCTCAGGGTTGGTTGGTGGGTGATGTCTCGTTCGTGCGAAAGATCAACGCGTGCGACGGCCAGCGGCGTTGGATCATGATGTGCAGCGGGAACCAGGGGACGAAGCAGACCCAGATGTCCGTAAACAACGGGAACTTCCCGCTATCGACGGTGGCTTCGGTGTGTTTCCAGAACACGCCAATCCATGAGTCCTCAACCTTAAACTCGAATCGCGCTGAAATAACTTTCATGGCTCACAGGCGGTTGGTGGTGGACAGGGGCCGGCATGGTGAAAGGCCATGCCGGCATAAAAAACCTCGCGTGCTATCGCAAGTCGTCGTCGCTCGGTTCGCCGCAGCCGCCCTCGCAGCTTTCGCAGCAGTAACCCGGAACGTCATTGAGATTCTTTGGCCAGTCGTCCGGTGTCATGTCGCACTCGGTCATGTGGTCGTCCATGAAAACGGCGTTGTCCCCTGCCTTCGAGGTAATCGCGTCGAGCACGGTCATACCGACCGGCACGAGCAGCATCTCGCCGTCGAAGTAGACAACGCTCGACCCATTGTCCGCCGTGCAGGTGGTGACTTGGTGGACCGTGAACTCCTTCATACCGTCGAGATCCTTCTTGGTCATCCACTTGCCATGCCGCTCCAGAGTTTCGCTGATCGCCTTGAGCAAAACGGGAACGAGCCGGCAGGCGTTGGCAAACGTCAAGCCGACGTGCTGGATGCTGGAATGGGGATGGTTGAGGACCAGCGATCCACCCCCGGCAGCGGCAATGACCTCGGCCGGGTTGTTTCCGAGGCAGATGACGATCCGCGGCACGAGCTTGGAGATGTCGCCATCGGGCGCGCCCGGCGGCTGACACAACGCCTCAAACACCGACATAACGCTCGGGGTTGAAGCGATGCGATTCGGCGTTTCGACATCCACGTTAGCGGTTTCGTGATAAACTGGCATTACAAAATCCTGTAGCGATTGAGAAAGAAACAAAACCGGCTTTTCACCGGACCGGCCTTACGGCTTCGAAAACACGGCGCACCAGTACGGCACGCCGCGAGCACTCTTGGCCATGCCGAACCCGGCAATGGTGTACGCTGGGTTCATCAGGTTCTTGCGGTGGCCACGGGAGTTCATCCACGTGGACATCGCAGAGCCAGCCGTTTCTTGGCCGGCGGTGATGTTCTCCGCCTTGCGGCTGCCGGGGAAGTTCAGGCGGGAGTGTGTCATCCCGGCCTTGGACATCCGCGTAGCCCAGTTCTCGGCGAACAAGACCAGAGCCGGGTCGAGCCGCAGGACTTCGCCATTGCCGCCACGGGCATCGTTGTGCAATCGAAGCAGCTCGACAGCCACGTCCGAGAACGGGCTAGGCTCCGGGGCGGGCTTGGGCATCGGAATCGGTTTCGGGGTCAAGAACCATCGCATCAGGTAGTCAAAGACCGGCATGGCTATCTTTCGGGTTGGAGGCTTGGGCTTAGGTGATTAAGTGGCGGCTACAATGCACGGCGTATTCCCTGTTCATTCGCTTCCCAGGAATGGTGATGAAAACAATTTCACCAGTCCGTCGCAACACATCCTCGGTGGCGAGTCGGACCAGCCGGTTCTTGTAGTACCAGCCGCCAATCGCGACCCTCAGTCTGCCGCCGGAACGCAGGAAGTCCATGATTTCCCGCTGGTGTCGAGTCAGTTTGAATCCCTGCGCAGTCACGCTGCGTCATCCTTTGGGTTGGAGATAATCAATTCGCCATCCGCCACCGTCAGACTTCGCGAGTCGGCCGGCACGGGCAAAGCGGTACATCCAGGCGAAGATCGAATCGGCGATCTTGAGCTTCACCCAGGCGTCGTCTTCCATCAGGTAGGCACCGCCCTTGCGGCAAGCCTTGGTTTCGTGAAGCTCAACGGTCCCGTCCGGCATCTGTAACAAAAAATCTGGCGTATACCTGACCCGCTCAGCCAGCTTCAAAGTGATCGGCTCGAATGACCAGCCGAGAATCAACCCGCTAGCAAGCATGGGAGTCAGCCGCTCGTTGACGTAGGCGGTCTCGAGTGTGTTCATCTTGCCGGGAGTGTGCCGTGATCGCGTCACGGTCTTGGCCCGTCGGAATCGTTGCTGAGGCACCGTGTCACCGCTCAAAAAGTAAGTTGGAAGCCCCGCGACTGGCTTTCACAGTCGAGACGATTGCCCGTGGGGGGATCGGGGGCACGTCGGGGCGGGTGGTCGTTGTGGGCTCGGGGATGTCGAGTTCGGCAATCAGGCCGTCTGGACCGACATCGGACCAGCCTTTGGTGATGTAATCGTCGAGTCCGCGGATCGGATCGCGTGAAGCGGCAGCGCGGACGTCGTCTGTGTGGAAACCGAAAGCCTTCAGCTTGTCGCCGTACGCCTTGCGGACCTGCGTGAACACAGTGTCACTCTTGTAATCCGCTTCGCCGTCGAGGATGAATACCGCAGCCAATCCGAGCAGCCTTTCGAATGTTTCCGCCGTCTCAACCGCTTTCAGGCACCATTGGGCGTCAGATTGTGATTCCATGTCATTGCCGGGGGTGCCGTCGGGGGTTACACTCAGAGTCGACACGCGGTCAACACTGCAACCGAACTTTACCAAGGCAAGGCGAGTTGTCAATGAACCCCGAAGATTTTTTTTTGGAATCGACGACGCCCGAAGCGGTGTCGCTCGCGGCCCAGGTAATCAACGACTGGCACGACCGCCCCGGTGCGCCGTGCGTGGACGTAGCAAGCGACCTGTTGCAGGAACACTTGGCGTCGGAGTTGCGGGCCGAGCAGGCGATTTACCAACTGCGACGCGGTGTCGCCGAAGAAATCGCGGAAGTGTCGCTTGACCTGCCAAACATGACCGACGAAGAGATCGGGCTTGAGACCGACCGACTGATGTTGCTGGCAAAGCTGATGGCCGCTGCCAAGGCGGCGTTAGGACGTAAGGACGGGATGCTGTACGACGACGAGAACGATGATGAGCGAGAGCAAGAAGCCGAAATCAGCGACGGAAACGACAGCGACGGAGAAGGTCAAGCCATTCCATGGGATTAATGACCCGGAGCTGAAAGCCCAAGCCGAGCGACTGACGCTCCGGGAGCTTTTCGAACTGCGGCTGATCCGTGAAAACCGGCGGGAAGAACACCTTCAGCTTGTCAGCAAGTTGGTCGAGTCCGGTGTGTTTCCCGTCGCCGCCCACGCTCAGGCAGCCGAAAAGATGGGCCGCAAATCGCTGGCCCATGAGCGGCAGCTTTACATCAACCACATCGCCAAAGAAGCCTACCTGTCACAAAAGCTCGTCTCAGCAAAAGAGATGGCGGTAGTTCGTCGCAGAACAGCGGACATGGCATTCTGGGCTGCGCTACAGAAGCTGCCGCCGAACGCCAGCGCGGAAGTCGAACTAGATTGGGTTCGAGCCCACCCGGCCATGTCAATGCTCAACCGGACAACACTGAAGGGCAAGCCTCGAAAAGTCATGGTCAAGGAAAAGGACATCCTCACCCCGCCTCACGGGCAAGCGCCGTCGCAGGCGGCCGTCCACATGCTGCAGCATTGGTGCAACCAGCCCAATGATTTCTTCGGCAAAATGCTGATGGAGCAGCGAAAGCAGTCGCCGCGTAAGCCAGGCCGCAAGGATGAACCGGACGAAGAGTCCGAAGATCTGGACGACGACACGTCTGAACTCGACGCCATGCTAGGACACTGATGGCGAAGAAGCCGCCCCCTCCCCCGACGTTTGAAGACCTAATCGCCAAGGGGTTCGGGGCGCTCGCCGCCAGCGTGCCGACAGACCGAAAGGAGAACCTGCTTTACCGCAAGAAACTGCGGATGGCGTGTCTGAGCGATCACGCCAAGCGAAAGAAGATCATCCGGGCCTGCAAAGCCGACCCGCTATTTTTCTTCAATGCGTTCTGCTGGGTATTCGAACCGCGGCCGATGGTGGTCAATGGGGTCGAACTGCCGAACATCCTGCCGTTCATCGCGTGGGAGCACCAAGTTCCGATCATGCAGCAGATTCACGCCCACTTGGGGCATGACGACACCGGTCTCGAGAAGTCCCGTGGAGAAGGTGCAAGCTGGACGATCGTCCTGTTCGCCGTCTGGGACTGGCTGTTTAACGACATGGCTACGGTCGGGTTGGTTTCGAAAGACGAAAATGCGGTCGACAACCCGGACGACCCGGACAGCCTGTTTTGGAAGATCGATTGGCAGCTCACGAAACTGCCGACATGGATGGCCGGCGAAAAAGGCGTTGACTACAAGCGGGACCGGGCCCGCCACAGCTTGACCAACCGCCGCAACGGATCGTCGATCACAGGCTACGCTGCCACCGCCAACGTCGCGTCCGGGGGCCGCAAGAAGTGGTTCGGCATGGACGAACTGGCAAAGTTCCCTCGCGGTCCCGATAAGGACGCGATGGCCTCGACCCAGCAGATCACGAAATGCCGCCTGATCGTCTCAACCCCCAAGGGTGCGGACGGGGCGTATTACGAGCTGATGCACGAACCATCGAACATGGTGAAGCTGCGGCTGCATTGGTCACAGAACCCGACCAGGAACCGCGGGCTGTACCGAATGGTCAACGGGCGCCCCGTCGCCGAAGACCCGATCAACAACCCGCTCCCAGAGTCCTATCAGAAGATGGACACGCCCATCCTCGAGATGATGGACCGCCTGCGGACAAAGGGCTACAAACTCGAAGGCGTACTCCGCAGTCCATGGTACGACCGCGAGTGCGACCGACCGGCGGCAACCCCACAGAACATCGCCCAAGAGCTGGACATCGACTACGGCGGGTCATCGTTCCGAATCTTCGGGTCGGACTGCCTCGCCAAGGTGGAGAAGACCGTAACGGCAGCAGCAGTCCGCGGGAACCTCACGTTCGACAAGGAACGGGTCACCGATCCGGTATTCGATCTGATCGAGAACGGCCCGTTCCACATCTGGATGCCGCTCGACGCCGCCAGAATACCGCCCAGGAGCTCGTTCGTTCTGGCGTGCGACGTTTGCTCGGGGATGGGCGGATCCTTCACGTCCAACTCCACGATGGAGGGGATCGACACGCAGACTGGCGAGCAAGTGCTCGAGTTCGCCAGCAACACCATCGCGCCGGCAGACTTCGCCGATCTGGCCATCGCGGTTGCCAAATGGCTGCACGGGGCATTCCTCGCGTGGGAGCACAACGGGCCCGGGACAGCGTTCACGAAGCAGGTCATCGACCGCGAATACTCCAACGTCTACTACCGCACCAGCCAGAGCACACGGAAGCGAGATCGCGGGCAAAAGATGGGGTGGTGGAACTCGACCGACACGCGGGAAGTGTTATTCGAGACCCTGCGAGTCGCCATCACCACCGGTGCGATCACGGTCCGCTCCAAGTTCCTTCTGGGCGAGCTCGGCCAGTACATCCGCAAGGACCAGAAGATTTTTAGTGCCCTCACCATCAACGCGACGGACGACGCCAAGGGTGCAACCCACGGTGACCGCGTCATCGGGCTCGGTGTGGCTGCGATCGCAATCAAAGCCATGCCGACTCAGATGGAGTCGGCATTCGTCGGCGGCGAGGGTCAGAGCGGGCTGGTGCCCCCAAGACACACATTGGCGCATCGCGAATGGGAAGCAGAGCAACAACGACTCAAGAAAAACGGAGTGCAGGGATGGGACGAACGAACGCTCGGGTCACACGTCCGGAGCTTTTGAACATTCGCCGCGGCGGGGTGCGATCCGCCGGGCTCGATCGGCAGTACGACGAATTGAGGCCGCAAACCAGGCTGGTAATCGGCCTGTTGCAGTCGACGGAGCTGACCAAGCGTCAGATCGCGGAGATCGTCCGCATGGAATACTCCCCCCTCTTGGCGTTCATTCGGTCGCTGCGGGGCGACCCATTCACCGCAAAGTTACTGCGGGACGGGCTTCCCGGGGCGTACGGCGAGAGCCTTCCGCCAGGCGTGATCGTCAAGTGCTTTTACTGTGGGGTCTCGATCCGATCGGTCCCGTGCGTTGCATGTTGGCCGTGCCTTGATGTACAAAACGGCTCACTTCGTGCGATTGACACAGTGTTGCCTGAGGGTCCGGGCGTTAATATGAAGCCCGGATCGTGGGAAAAGATCGAGGTCATGGCGGACCGTGTCAGTCGGGAACTGTCGCCGTTTTCGAGCGGTGACACGTGGTCGCCGGACTGCGAAGACGATGAAGCCTTCGCGGCATTCACGGCCGCTGAGCGAGAGCGGATGCCAGAGGCCGACTGGCCCGAACCATCCGCGGATGAGCTGTATGAAGAGTTCCGAAGGAAAACGATAAGATGCTAACGGACGATCAGCTAAAAAAACTGACTGGCGCCGTCGAGCGGTCCTATCGCCAACTCGAGCCGTTCCGCCGGCTGACGAAAGGCCTGATCGCCGAATACGCCGGGCCGGGCTACGGCGAGGCTGAGGAAGGCACCCGCGAAAAGTACATGAACCTCATGAACCAGGCGGTCGACGCCTACATGATGTTGCTGGCCGGCAGCACGCCGCGAATCTTGACTTCCACCCACGCATCCCAGCATCGGGCGTTCGCCAAGCGGATGCAGATCGCGGGCAACAACCTGCTCAAGCGGATCAACTTCGCGGAAACCCACGCCGAATGGGTCATGGATGCGTTCTTCAACGTCGGGATCGTTAAGATCCACATGGCGGACAGCGGTCAAGTTGTGGCCGAGGGCAACGTCGAGATGGACCCGGGGATGCCGTTCGTCTCCAACATCTCGATCGACGACTTCGTTTACGACACGGAAGCCAAGAAACTCACCGAAGCGACCTACATCGGCGATATGTACCGGCTGCCGCGCGAAGCCTTGAATGACGCAGCCATCTACGACCAGGACGTTGTCGCCGAGATGGGCGAAGGGGCGACGCTCGAAGCAGGTGCCGGCTCGGATCGCATCGATCGACTGAGCGTCGGGTACGAGTCGGACGACAACCGGATCTACGACGACATTGACGTAGCGGACATCTATGTCCCGCGAGCCCAGATGGTTTACACATTCCTGGTGGAGTCGCGGAATCGATTCACGATCAATCCACGCTGCATCGCCAAGTACAAGTGGATTGGCACCGAGCGAGGTCCGTATCGGAAGCTGGGGTTCAACCCCGTCCCGAAGAATATCATGCCGGTGGGGCCCGCGTCGCACTTGGCACCGCTCGACCGCCTGTCGAACAACTTGATGAACAAGCAGGCCAACCAGGCTCAACGTCAAAAGGAAAATCCAGTTTACACACCCGCCGGCACGGACGGGGCCAAAGGCTTGCAGAACGCAATCGACGGCCAGTGGGTTCCGGTCAACGACGCTCGCGAGGTTTCCGTTATTCGCCAGGGCGGTTCTGACCCGGGCAACCAGGCGTTTATGCTGAACACGGTGCAGCTATTCGACCGGATGGCTGGCAACCTGCCGGCCCTGATCGGACTGGGTGCCACGTCGGACACGGTCGGCCAAGAAAAGCTCATCCACTCGAGCGCGTCCAAGAAGGGCGCTCAGATGCAGAAGCAAGTCCTTGACGCAACCACGGACGTCATTCGCGAGCTCTTGTATCTGCTTTGGCAAGACGGCTTCACGACGATCCCTGGCGAGATGACCATCCCGCAGTATCCGCAGTACCGGGTGCGAGCCGACTGGACTCCGGACCTGCGCGAGGGGCAATTCAGCGACTATGAGGTCGACATCGACGTCCACAGCATGACCTACCAGGGGCCAGCGGAGCGGATCGGAGCGATCAACTCGCTGTTGACCCAGATTTACGCACCGATGGCCCAGATGCTCGCGGAGCAGGGCGGGACGATCAACTTCGCACAGCTCACGGAAATCTACGCCGAACTGCTGAATCTTCCGCGACTGAGAGAGGTCGTGGTGTTCAGCAACCCACTGGCAGAAAGCCAGGGCCCCGGCGGCGAAGGCGGTGGTAGTTCGATGCCGGCTTCCACGGAAAGGCGATACGTTCGCCAGGACGCCAACGGCGGTGCCCCGGCGGTGCCGGACGCCTCGGCCTGGACAGGAGTAAAGCGATAGGGATGGACAAAGTGACAAAGTACCCGTTCCGGTCCGAGCTGACCGGGGATGTTAAATGGATGGACTTCGCCACGATGATGAAGGCCGATTGCATGGGCATCATCCAGCTCGAGGGCCAGCCACACCGCCGAGCCCGCGACCTCGAGCAGCCGCAGCAGAAACGAACGGCCGGTCCGTGCCGAGAGCGAGTCGAGATTGTCAGTGACGCCGCCGGCTTCATCGCGAGTCAGCTTCCGGAAATGGAGGCCCACCGCAAAGCCCACGGCCACCGAGGCGTCGAGTTCACGCCCGACCCAAGCGTTGACGGATTCATGCAGGTTCGGGCATCCTCTCCCAGGGCTTTCAACCGGTACATCCGCGACCGGGGGATGGCAGATCACAACAGTAAAAACGGATCGGGCGCCATGCTTACGCCGGGCGACCTGGACCGTGCAAAACAGCTTGCCAAAAGGGTGTACTCGTGAGGCACAATCTAATTGACCAGGACGCCAGTCCGGTCCTCGTAACAGCATCCGGAGCCGCAGGTGCGGCCACCGTTATTACCATTGCAGCCGCGTCCGACCAGTTTTGGGCGTTGGACTGGATCGCGTACAGCTACACTGCCACCCCAACCGGCGGCGGCCTGACCATCACGATCAACGGCACGACAGTGTTCGATCTGAGCGTACCAGCAGCCGGGGAGGGATTCATTTCCTTTGACGGCCCGCTGTACCGCGAAGTGGCTGGCAAGAATGCCGCCATGGTTATCACCCTCGCTGGCGGCGGTGGTGCAGTCGTCGGAAAACTCAACATTCGGTATCGGTAATGGCAGACATCACAGTTTCCGCAGCCATCCACGACCTGATGCAGGCCGCCAACCAATCTGCCATGCGAGCTGCGATGGGGCTCGGGAACAGTGCGGTGCTCAACACGGGGACCGGCAGTTCTCAGGTTGTGCTCGGGAACGACGCCAGGCTTTCCAACGCCCGAACGCCATCGGCTCACGCCACGGCGCACGTCAGCGGCACTGATCAGATCCCGGAAGCGACCACGGATGCCCGCGGGCTGATGTCGAGCACGGACAAAACGAAGCTCAACGGGATCTCTGCTGGGGCGAACAACTACACGCTCCCCCCTCCGACCACCACCGTGATCGGAGGGGTCAAACGCAATGCCGGCACGTCCGGCCAATTCGTCAGTTCGGTGGATGCGGACGGCAACTTGGTCTACTCGACGCCAGCCGGCGGCGGTGACGTTGTGGGCCCGGCATCCGCGGTTGATGGCCATCTGGTGCTGTTCAACGGGACCAGCGGCAAGCTCGTAAAGACGGCCGGGTTCGACGGGACCAACCTCGTTCCCGGCAGCCGAACGGTCGCAACTGCAAACAGCCTCGACGGCGGCGGAAATCTCTCCGCCAACCGCACGCTCGCGCTCGTGAATGACGAAGCCACGCCCGCCGCCAGCCGATACTACGGAACGAACGGTGCCGGGACGCGGGGCTATCACGCACTGCCTGTCGCTCCACCAACGACCGTCAAAAACTCCGTTCAGTACGACGCTGGATCAGTGCAGCTCGTGGGCGACGCCTCTACCCCAGGAGCGAATCGGTTCTACGGAACCAACAGCGGCGGGACTCGCGGATTCCATGAAATCGCCCCAGTGTTTTCGATCACCAAGACCGAAGCCGGCGCGGCAGTCTCGCTTGGATTGGGCGACGTTGGCCGATACGTCCGGCTTACCAATGCAGGGGCTGTGACCGTGACGGTGCTGCAACAAGCCACCGTCAATTGGCCGGCTGACACAGAGATCGAGTTTCGGATCGCATCGACCGCCACCGTGACGATCGCGGAAGGAGCCGGCGTGACCGTAAACAACCGAACGGCAGCGGCGTCGCTCGGCCAGCATTCCAACTTCACGCTCAAGAGAGTCGCCGAGAACTTGTGGGATTTAATCCTTCGATAATCGTTGACACTGTGCCGCCTCTTGCGCAATAACCAACAAACCTTAATCGCGAGCAATCGATGTCAGTGGAAGCAGTCGCAACCGAGTTCGAATTGACCCCCGAAGAAATGCTGCTTGCTGAAGCACCATACGGCGGCGGTCCGGTCCCGGAAGCAACGTCGGACGACACCGACGATTCCGATGTTGAAGACCAAGAGCAAGAGACCACGGAAGGTGCCGACGACGATGGATCTGTCGAAGGCGAAGCCGCTGGCGGGAAGGAATCCGCCAGCGAGAAAAACACAGAAGCCGAAGCCCGAGCGTTCGACGAAGCCGACATCGAGCGAGCCAAGGCGATTGGGCTTGAGGACGATGACCTGAAGGATTTCGGATCGCCAAAGGCACTGCGGCGATACCTGGACCTGGAAGAAAAGGTTGCGTTCCTGACTGCGGGCAAGCCGGACGGCGATTCCACCGACGAAGGAAAGCAAAGCCTAGACGAGCTGTTGAAGCTCGAGCTGTACGACGGCACCGATGAGGCTTACAGCGACGAGCCGTTTGACGATCGGTCGCTCGGGATCGCCAGGGCGGTGCGGCGAGAACAGGAACTGCGGATCGCGGCCCAAAAGAAGCTGGAAGGCCTAGAGCAGTTCGTTTCGCAGTTGCAGCACGAACGAATCATCACTCAGTTCAGCGACGCAGTGGACGCATTGTCTAACCCGTCGCTGGGCGAGGCGAGGGACAGCCGCGGCCGAATGGTCGCGCTGAGTAACGCGCAGATCGAAGCCCGGACGCAGCTATTTGCCGAGGTCGAAAAGATCGCGGCCGACCAGCAGAAGAAGGGCAAAACTAGCCTGACTTGGGAAGAAACGGTTGCCGAAGCCAGTAACAGGCTCGGCGTTGTCAAGTCCAAGCCAGCGGCAGCAAAGTCCGATGCGTTGCGAAAGCAGTCGGCAGCCCGTCGCCCGATCAGTTCGGGCAGCGCGTCCGCAAGGGCGTCGTCGCGGGATCGGGACGACGAACGAACGGCGGACGAGATCGCGGATGATCCGGCGCTGGTCGCTTGGTGGGACAAGAACGTCCAACGATAGGACGTTCATTACAAGGGATGTTGACTGGCCGTGAGGCCGCTACGGAAGGCAGGTGACACGTGACTTTCTTGACTCCGGACAAGATTGACGACTTCGTTAAGCTGACGCTGAACAGCTTCAAAAAGCACAAGTGGACCGATTTGTCGGTTGGCTTGCAGCACTACATCTTCAAGCGGATCGTGACCGAAAAGCTGGTCATGGAAGAAGGAGGCCCGCACGTCCAGTTCCAGATCAAGACGCGCAACACGGGCAACGCTCGCGTCTCGGGGTTGTACGACAAAGACAACCTGCAGGTCGAAGACGTCATGGCGGACGCCAAGGTGAGCTGGGCCAAGCAGGTCACCGGTTTTGTTTATGACATCGACGAGCCGTTCTTCCAGAGCGACCGCGCGACGATCATCAAGGTGCTCAAGGTGCGTGAGCACGACGCCTTGACCGACCTCGCGGAGCTCAACGAAGAGCACCTGTGGAACGCTCCGGTTGGCCCCGCGGACAAGTCTCCGATGGGCATCCCGTTCTGGCTGCAGAAGAACCCCTCGGCGATTCCCGAAGGCGGCTTCATGGGTGGTAACCCGGCCGGCTTCAGCGTGGAGGGTGCGGCCGGCGTAAGTTCGGTGACCGTCCCGCGTTGGCGAAACTGGACCTTCGGGTTCGAGCATGTCACCAAGGATGACTTGGTCCGCAAGACCAAGAAGGCCCTGGTGTTCACCCACTTCAAGGCTCCCGTCCCACATCCGGAAGCGACGTTCGGTCCGAAGCAGCACGAAGTCTTCAGCACGTATCGGGTGACCGATCGCCTGGAAACGCTGGCGGAAAGCCGCAACGACAACCTCGGCAGCGACGTTGCCAAGTACATGGGTCAGGTGACCATCGGCGGCGTGACCGTTGAGTGGGTGCCGTACCTCGAAGAGAACGACCTCAGCGATCCGCTGTACGGGATCAACTGGGCCGTGATTCGCCCCTATTCGAAGAAGGGCGGCAACATGCGTCGATCCGAGCCGAAGCAGGCCGCGGATCAGCACACGGTTCGCGAGGTTTTCATCGACAACTGGATGCAGTGGATCTGCACCAACCGTCGTGCGTGCTTCGTGGGCAGCCGGCTGTAAGCCACGCCCTCAGCACTTCACAGTTCCAGTTAATCCAAACGTAGAGGTTTCACAATGAACAGTTCGATTGCGGCGGCCATTTACAGCCACCACCTTGGGCAGACCGGGGCCATCGGCCGCAGTCCGCGGATCTTCGCATGGGCCGCCGAGTCTTCGATGGCTCCCGGCCGTCCCGCGGAGCCGATTTTCGACACCGATGACTTCATCCGGTTCAACGACATCGCCCCAGCGATTTCGGGGACGGCCACGGCGCAAGCCAACGGCTACACCGCGTACACGGACACGACCACGACGGCCAGTTCGATCAAGCAGGTCGCTTCGGACACGGGCGTGATCGAACTGTCGACCGGTGCGACCGCGCATCACCAGATCACGATGCAAGTGGGCTCCCCGACCGGGGCGTTCATGCAGATCGCGGCGGCGAAGGCGAGTCTCATGCGGGGCTTCGAGGCGAGGGTTGCAATCCCGTCCGGATCGAGTTCGGCGGCTCAGGGCGTGTTTGTCGGGTTGGCGGCTGGCGGAAACGCTGCGGCCAACTTCATGGCCAACACGACCATGGTGCTGAAGGACACGGACCTGATCGGGTTCCACCTTCCCATTGGTGGCACTAACGTCATCCGTCCGGTTTACCGGAAGACGGGCGTCGCGGTGGTCGACACGATCGGTGTCGTCCACACCTACTTGCCGGGGGCGTTTGTCAAGCTCGGCTTGCTGTATAGCCCGTCGGGCCGCGGCGACGGTGACGTGTTGTCGTTCTTCGTCAACAACATCAAGGTCGGCGGGATCGCCCAGTCCGTTGCGGAGGCCACGCTTCCGCTCGGCGTACGGCTAACTCCGACGCTGTCGGTGAAGACCAGTGCGGGCAGTGCGGCGAAGCTGCAGTGCGACTGGATTGAGTCCTTCCGGCTCTAATCGGCCGCCACTGGCGGTCATATAACGAGGCCGCCCAGGCCCCAGCCCGGGCGGCCCTTTTCATATCCACCTTTTACAAGGAAGACCTGACTGTGATCCAAGGCCAAGATTACGAAACCCTCGCGACCATGCTCGGCACGCACGACTTTCCTCCCGAGCTGGTTGAAGAACACAACGTCCGCGCCCTGATGCTGCATAAGGTTGGAGGCGGTTCGTCGCTTGGTTACGTGGGGCTGGTAGACCTCTGCCGCCATTGCGGGCTCGGCCCGAAGAAGGACGGCAGCGGCGATCGCGTTCAATGGTCGAACATCCCGGACAACACGCGGGTTCGCATCCTGCGACCAAGCGGGGAACCGCTCGAGGGCATGTACCGAGGCACAGTTTCGGCCGGCATCGCTGCCGTGAAGCTGGACGGCATGGAGCACGTCAACGAGTTCCCGATTCGCAACCTGGAAGTCGTCAAAGGTTCGCTAACCACGCCGGAAGAAGCGAAGCGGCAGTCGCAGGTCTCGGCAAGCGACAAGCCAACCCCGCTCGCGCAGCACCTGCTCGACCAGGAAGCCCAGGCCTCGCTCATGTCCGGCGAATGGTCGAAGACAGCCCCCGGGACTCCGGTCCTGGTCGCGGCCGGCGACGACACGATTAGCGGCGAGTTCGAAGCGATCGACTTTGATCGTGCAGGATGCCTCACCATTCGATTCGGTGGTCGCACGCATACGGTCGCGGTCGAGGACGTTGTCCTCGCAAGCGAAGTTTTGGCGGAGTAACGCATGACGCCAGAGGCACCCGGCACAGTAACCCACATTGACGCTGGCGGCTTGCCGTATCGAATCGGTCACGCATTCGGAGCGACTCATGGTAGCCAGTAGAGTCTTTTTACAGACCATTTCAGACTCGGTAGATAGAACGACCTATACGTTCACTGGCCGCAGCCTTGGCGATGAAAGTATCGACAGGCATATTTTAGTGTGTGTTGCTACGAGAGCGAACGGCACCACGGCATTAGACGTCAACGATGTCGCCGTGGCAGGCGTCTCAGCGGACATCCTGCTCAGCAACACGATTAACCAAAGCTCGGGAGCAAATACAAGTGCAATAGCTATCATTGCCGTCCCATCCGGGACAACAGGAACAATAACGGTAACTTTTTCTCGACAAGTGAGTAGGTGTGGGATTATTACCTACGCGCTTTATGGGATTGCTCCCGCTCCTGTAGATACTGACCTGAGCTCGGGCGCGGACCCAAGCTCAACAACAATCAGCATTCCAGCAGACGGAATCGCGGTAGCATTTGATTCGGGTTACATCGGTTCCTCTGGGCGAAACTGGACGGGGCTTACTTCGGACGGAGGGGTACTGGTAGAAGCAGGGTTGCTTGTCGCGTCGGCCAGCGATGCGACTGTTTTAGCAGTGTCTCGGTCTGTCACGTGTGACTTTACCGGTTCAAACCCGCTAGGCAGGGCAAGCCTCGTAGCTGCATGGGGTCCTCCATCGGCACCATTCAAACCTTATTGGCTGCGGCCACAAACACAAATCCTCTAAACGAAGAAATTTAATAATGTATCCACGAAACGCCGCATCTCCCCAGCCAATAGCAATAGGGGCTGTGCTTCTAATCGCAGACGGAACCGTACAAACTTCTGGTGTCA